CCCGTTCCTGTGTATGTAAAGTTAATTTTCACACCCTGGAAAAATTGGATAATTTTACGAAACTTATAACCCATAATATTGTATCCTCTCCATCTAATTAATATAATTATTTACTAATTATAACAAATTTTTATCCTAATATTAATATATTAAATTAAAACAAATTAATAAAAAAGAGTAATATTGAAGTTTACTAATTTAAGGCGTTTAAGGAGTCCTTTTTTATAAAGAAAAGACACCCTAAGATGCCTTCCTCCGACCTAAATCATTTTAACCTTAAATAATATCATTATTCAAATTATAATAACATCTTATAATTTTATAGAAATATATAGAAATATATACGAAAATATGACATTATATAACATGAATTTCTATTTTATTTAATATATTTCCAAAGGAGGAAGATTTAATTTGAAGAAGTTGTTCTCATTTTTATTATTTGTATTTGTAATTTTTTCAGCGAACAATATTTCATTTGCTGATGAAGTTATACCATTTAACAAATCGTTCTTTGCATATAACGAGCCATCGTTTACATCTGCAAAGGGAAATGGTGGAGCTCAATATGGACCTCAAAAAGCTCTAACTGTAAAAGAGAAGCGTTCAGATGGTTGGTGGAAGATAGGAACTTGGGAAGGCGATAAGTGGATTAATACCGATGGGGAAAAAAAGAAAATAGAGAAACCCTATATTACTTTTGCTGAACCTAAATTCACATCACCAAAAGGAAACAATGGTAATGTTATAGCACCTCAAGTAGTTACGGCGATAGATGGACAAGAAGATGGATGGTTAAAGATTCAAACCAATGAAGGAGATAAATGGATTTTCCTTAATTCTGAAGCGGTAAAAGTAGATAAAAATTTCTATGCGTATAATGAACCTTCATTTACATCTGAAAAAGCAAGTGGCGGAAACCAATATGGGCCACAAAAATCACTTGTTGTAAAAGAAAAACGTACAAATGGTTGGTGGAAAGTAGCAACTTATGAGGGTGATAAGTGGGTTAACCTAGATGGGGAGTTAAAAGCATTTGATAAACCATTTTTAGTGTTTTATGAGCCTGCATTTGCATCTCAAAAAGGAAATATGGAAGTACCTTATAGCCCTACTACTATTAGAGTGGTTGATGGAAATACAAAAGGATGGTTTAAAGTTCAAACTTGGGAAGGCGACAAATGGATGTATCCAGGTGTTGCAGAGACAGTAGCAGTTAATAATGACTTTTCTTCTTATAGCGAACCGTCTTTTACATCAGCTAAGGGGAGTGCATATGGTCCACAAAAATTCCTTGCTGTAGTGGAAAAACGTGCCGATGGTTGGTGGAAGATAGTTACTGCAAGTGAAGGACTTAAATGGGCTGCCCCTAACGGAGCTAGAATTAATGTAGATGTAAATTTCTCTACTTTTGATAAACCGTTTATAGAAGCTGATAGAGTTGGATATTATGGTCCTCAACCGATTTTTGCATATGATATGCAGAAAACAGAGCAAGGAACTTTTTATCTAGTAGGTACTCATTTAGGGAAAAAATGGATGAGCCTTGACGCTGAAAAAGAGTTCAACGAAAAAAGGGAACCAATGCGACAATCCCTAGGTTATAATGAAAATGATTTAGATTTTGACAGTATTAAAGTACAACAAGCAGCACAAGCTAGATCGTTGGTAGAATCTGCGAGTAATTCCACAATGCTTAAACCTGAACAAAAGCAACTTCGAATTCCTTCAAAAGAGGAGATTGAGGAGTTTAGAAAGAGTTTAGAATCTAGTAATGATGGAACAGCAAGAAGTTTTGCGGCACGTGCAATGCCGGATGATTGGGTACGTAAAGGAGATGTAATATATACGCCTAATTCTAGATATGGTCCAATAGCAGGACATACAGCGATTATTGCTAAAGATCCTATGGACGGTAAAGATTATCAATTAGTTCATGCTCCGGGTACAGATGAGCATCCTGCTGTTCAAATACAAGAACTATCAAAGTGGGAATTTATTCATAAGGGTAACCCGCATTATAAGAAATTTTTCTATTTCAGACACCCGAATAGATCAGTTGGTGCTGCAGCTGGTAATTATGCTTATAATCATTTTTTCCAGAATCGTTTTGAATACAAATATGATATTTTCACAACGACTGCTAAAGATAATAATTGGAAAACATACTGTAGTAAGCTTGTTTATTTATCTTATCGTGATGGGGCTGGGGTAGATTTATTCCCAAATCAGAGATTCTACATTGTACACCCAGCAGATTTCTTATTTACTCAACATAAATTAGGGCTATACTTTATTGGTGAAGGTGGAACTTGGGGATAATTAATAATATTAGTTAGATTAAAAAAAGCACTCTTATGAGTGCTTTTTTTTAAAGAAAAGATACCTTAATATGTTTTTATGATGTAATTAAATACATATTATTTTAATTCTGTATGTTTTCCTTGCTCACCATTATCACCTTGCCCAAATTCAACATTACCTGTATGAGGATTATCCCAACGTACGTATTTGTACCATATGTTTGGTTCATCTTTAAATTTAACATGTACTCCATATTGGTCTATTTTACTATTAAAAGAAGGTTTAATTTCTAGAACATCTGACTTTGTATAGCCTTTTTCTTCTAGGTGCCACATTATACCTATAATGGCTTCTTCTCTTAATTTCGGATCACCTGCAATAAAATAACGATTTATTATTCCTTTCCCGATTATAAATAAACTAATTGTAAGTAATAAAGATGTAATTATAAGAGCACCTTTTTGCATGTATAAATATCCTCCTTATTTTAATTTATCCTTTATATAAGAATAAGGGAATTACACGGTAAAATATAGATTTTTGTATAAAGAAAAGACACCCAAAGGTGCCTTCCGACTTGAACCACTTTAATTTTAATAATATGTATTGGACGCCACTCCATTATTAATCGTAGCATAATTCTGGATTAAAGTAATTGAGAAAATGTTATTTCAATTTATTACGAATAGCTTTTAATACTCCATCGACGTCGTAATCAGGAATATTGCTAATCGTCCTCTTTTTTGTACCCAACATTTTCTTTATTTCTAAGTAAATAACACCTGTATTCACATTGGATAAGCCAAATAAATTTGGAGCAATATCGAAGTCTACGTTTTTAATATCCTTGTATTTAATTACTTCAGCTTCAGCGCCACCAAATAAGCCACCTTTCATCATCACCAAGTATAAATTATAGTCTCCGACAACAATGAAACCAATTTTTGTTAGCTTAGGATTAGCAACTTCAAAGCAGTGTATTGACTCTTTAGCTTTCATAACCTTCTTTAAAGCATCGAAAGCATATTGATAATACGTGCGTTCTGTTTTCGGTAGTTCCTTTGAGATTTCAACCATTTCCGCAAGAGTAACTGGGTATTCAATAACGCAAAAGCGTTCATCAATTTTAGTGTATTTTTGAGTAGCCATATAATATCCCCTTTAAAATATAAGATTTATCAAGCGATTGTAACAAATTTAGTTACAATTATTTTGTCATATTGTGTCGAACAAAAATAAAAAAAGAGAGCTTAAGCTCTCACCGGAAATAATGTTAAAAATCGCCAATATAAATTAGAGAGTTTTTCCCATTTCTAATTAAAAAATTATCCCTATGTTGTATAAATATTGAATAATGTTTTTTATCAGGTTTATAGGGGAGATATGGTTTTACTGTGGGAAAGAGTGTGTTTCAAAAGGTGTACCTTTTGATGTATATATATTCTTATAGGATTGGAAAACAGTTCTTTATAAATTTGCGATTTTTTTTTGGTTATTTCAAGATTAAAAATGAGAAAAATTCCTTGATAGATGCCATAATAACTATTAGTAAACCAACGCTGTGTGGGGCTCGCCCACACACGACGAGCCAGTACATACACCCAAAAACAGGGGGAAAGCCATAAATGCAAATCTAAAAAACCTGTTCAAAATATCGAACAAGTTTTTAAGATACATTCACTTTAGGAAAAAACTTTAAATTACTGGTAATGATGTGTATTACACATATTTTTACAGACGTAGAAATTACCTCCTGATGTTAGCATGCAATGGGTAAAACAATCAGGATAAGATGACATTTGGGTTATAGGAGAAGTTACCCAAAGTTCCTTCATGCACGTCTCCATACAAGCCCCTATATCTGGTTTATTCTGACACTGTTGAGCACAGAAAGATGTTCCTGGTGGATGGTTATGATAGGACATGATTGCAGGAGAATTTGAGGACATTTCTATCGGTCCTGGTTCTGGTATTGGTATTGGAGGTCCTGGCTGAGTTGCACAAGGTATTGAGATACATATTGGTTGTTCATAATAGCAATTTCCATAAGGATCACAGCGACGTATTAAAAAACATTGTAAACATTGCATAGTGTTTTCTCTCCTTTTAATTCATATATTAATCTAAATGTAAATTAAGGTTTTATAAGATATTTTAAGAGTTTTACATAGTCATTCAAATTATAGATTATGAGTAATTTATCTAATATGATTGGGTATTTTTAAGTTTTTACTTGTCTAAGGGAAACCACTAAGCGGTTATATGGCGAAAGTTTCTTTACCATGAGGGGGGTTCCCCTCATGGTAAAGAAAACGTGAAATAAATAGCGTCCATCGGGGCAACGCGAAGGGAAGACCGATGTCTTCCCTTCCTACATAAAAAAGGTCCTCCAGATTGTTTAGCTGGGGACTTTTGTGTTTACATAATTATCGTTATTGGAAGTAAAGTAAACCCCTCTTATTGGGGTACGAACACTGTTCTTGTTATAATTAATCTTTTTCAGAACGTCTATAATCCTCTTTTAAAAAATATATGTAAATATAATAAAAAACGAATGATTAATAGAAATATTCTACGCCACTTGTTTTTTATCGGACTTCTTTTTACTGTACTTTTATTTTCTTTATGAGTTATTAGAAAAATAATTGTCTATATAAGTCTTTATTTTTTCAAAATTCTTTTCCATAAATAAGATTGCTGGTACTTCAATTATTGGAAGATTATTTTCATTATCAAAAGGTGGACACGGTTTGGGAACTACCAAATAGTCAACTGAGTTTTTATCCCTAATATAATTAATTGAAACATCATAATACTTAGAAAAATATTCCTTCAAATCATCCTGATTCCTTAAAAATGGTAGAGAAAATATTGAACCATAATTTATACCAGCGTCGACAATTAATACAAAGCATATTTTTTTCATGATACACCCTCCTCGTATAATAAGTTTTAAGTTAATAACTGTTCCTTGAAAATTAAATAGTTTTTATCTTCAAGAGCTACATCAAAAAAATGATGTATGGGTAAAATTTAGTCTTGGATACTGGGGGATTTCCCTACCTTATTCAAAGAAAGGCATTACATGCTATTCCGAATGTAATAAAACAAATAAAATACTAAGACAACAACAGTAATAATACTCGATGCTGTTCTGAAAGTTTTGTTTTCATACGTTTTATTTAACAAGAAGAAGAACAAAACGACCCAGACCCCGTTGGAAAAGAATGATGTTAGTGCATTGAAAATAACTCGAAACACAAACATAGAGTCTTCCATTAGCTTTTCACCCTAGTCATTTTCCTTATTATACCATTCTTAAAAAGTGATGTGCGGTGTTTTTTTGATTGTATATTCTATACATGCTTGGTTAACATAACGTCTTATTATTGGTAGCAAGGACAAGGAGGAATCCCTACTTTCACAAGGGAACCTCCTTTTATTGTTCTATGGATCTATTTATTTTTTTATAGATTCCTATCCTAGCACGGTTTTAGAGTTCTCGTTTGTTACTGGGTTCGTCGAAAAACTGTATAAAATCTTGCATACTCTTAGCTTGTTTTTTCTATGGAATGCTGCCGATACCTTTTTAATGCATAAAGAAAAGACACCCTAAGGTGTCTTCCTGCGACTTGAGCCATCGTAATATGGTATCGGATGCCAATCCAAATATTATTTTACCATGTTAAGTTATTTATTTATCAAGAAAGCTAATTAACATCTATATTTTGTTATTTTTTTATTGCCATATCAGGAATAACGTATGGATGATTTTTATCTAAAAGACCTATTTCTTTTGCGAAAGAAATCAGTTCATTTTCAAATTCTGGAGCGATAAGTTTAATGATATGTAAAGAACTTGAGGTACAAAGCGCTCGTGATAGATGCTCTTGGAGCTCTCCATCAAAAGCTCCTCTAATAGGTTTTAATGAAAATGATTCATTAATCAAATCAATGTTATTTAATCCGTTTAATGCTTGATATCCGTGTGCTTCTTGCGACAATGAACCATATAGTCTGTAATCTTCCGCATCTCCAATCTTTTCAAGAAGTTGTTTTACAGAGCTTGGACCGTTGAATAGAGCATACCAACTAGGGTCATAATTTTTATATCTTTTCACCTCAACCTTAGTTCGATCCCATTCATCTAAGACTTTTTTTAATGCAGGTTCATTTAATATATTTTGGTGAATTTTAATAGCTGTTTTGAGTTGTTCAATATCTATTCCTTTAATAGGATTATTAATTAATTCATTAGATATCGAAATTTGGCTTTTGCAAAATGCAACATAGTAACAAAATGCTCTATCTTTAACGAATTTTTTATTTTCAAGAATGTATTTAATAGATAAATAAGTTTCGAAGGCTGAGCGAATCATAACTTTTGTTGGACCGACTAATTCATGATCAGCCAAAGTGTAATTTCCATCTAATTGTTCAATAAGCTTTCTATATAAAGAAAGAATTATTTTATGTTCAAGTAGTAACTCTGATTTACTTTCTAATTTGGCCAGCATGTTTTCACTAAATCGTATACTTTTTCCTAATGTCTCTAACTGATTTGTCATCTATATACACCACCATACTAAGTCGATTATTATTGATTATTTAATTTTATTACGAATCGCCTTTAATACCCCATCGACATTGTAGTCAGGGATATTACGGATTGTACGCTTCTTAGTTCCAAACAACTTTTTCATTTCTAAATAGATGATACCTGTATTCATAAGAGAGATTCCAAACATTCCCTCGATAATATCGAAATCGACCTCTTTAATATCTTTATACTTCACTACTTCAGCTTCAGCGCCACCGAATAAGCCGCCTTTCATCATTACCAGATATAAGTTATGTTCACCAACTACGATAAAACCTGTTTTTGTTAGCTTAGGATCAGCTACTTCAAAGAAATGAATGTTTTCTTTAGCCTTCATTACCTTTTTTAAAGCAGCGAAGGCATACTGATAATATGTACGTTCCGTTTTTGGGAATCCTTTTGATATTTCAACCATTTCTGCAAGTGTAACTGGGTATTCAATAACGCCAAAGCGCTCATCAATTTTAGTGTATTTTGGAGTAGCCATATAATATCCCCTTTTAAAATGTAAGATTTAAAGTAAGCATAACAAATTTAGTTACAACTACTTTGTCATATTTTGTCGAACGTAAATAAAAAAGCACTCATAAGAGGGCTTATCCTTAAATCTAATGTTTTTTACTAGATTTTTTATGTCCTTTATAATGAATTTTATATTACTGAACCAAAAACAAAAGCCAGTAATCGTGTAATTGCACTTGATGATGATACAATTAATTTTCTAAGAACGTGGAGAGAAAGACAACTTGAAGTCTTCCCATCAAAATACGTTTTATCTTACAATGGATTGCCAACTAATAAATGTGCTACATTTCATATTATTGGGCAGCACTCTAAATTAGCTAATGTTCATAAGATTAAAACTCACGCTTCCCTACTCATTTCATTAGGTGAAAATGCTTTAGTGATACGCGATCGATTAGGTCATGAAGATATTCAAACAGCGTTAGGAACATATGGACACTTATACCCTAATATGAATCGAGAGGTTGCTAACAGGCTTAAAAATATCATTATTGTGCAATACAATGAAATTGCTAATAGAAAAATGATTTCAAACCAATATATAACAAGAAATAAATGAGATTTTTTCTGAAGAAAAATATATTAACCCTTCCACAATTAGTAATTAAATATTATAATTGTATATAAGAATGTGTGGTTAGATTTTTTAACTTGTGCTTCGCAAGTTTTGACAAAAATGGTAGGAAGACTTGTTTCCGCCTCGTAGTGTACCGATATTAATCGATCCTGTAGAACGTAATGAGTAACCACACGTTCTCTTTTTTTTTGAGGAGGATATTATGAAAACTTTTGCAAATATAAAAACATTAGATGACCTTTCTATAATTTTGAAAATTCCTAAGAAAAAATTAACTTACATATTATATATTAAAAAACCAAATAATTCATACAAATCTTTTAAAATACCTAAAAAGAGTGGTGGCGAAAGAACAATAAATACCCCTTCTACTGATTTAAAAGATATTCAAAGAAGTATATTGAAGATTTTGTGGAAGCAACAAAAGATATTATGGGAAGAGCACAAAATTAAATCTAATATTTCTCATGCCTTTGTGAAAAAAAAAGGCATTCTAACTAATGCAAGAGTACATAAGAATAAACGCTATGTTTTTAACATGGATTTAGAAGACTTTTTTGATAGTTTTCATTTTGGAAGAGTTCGTGGCTTCTTTGAGAAAAATAGAGATTTTTTATTTCCCCAAAATATAGCCACCATACTAGCTCAGCTTACTTGTTATAATGGTTGCTTACCTCAAGGAGCACCTACATCTCCAATAATAACTAACTTAATTTGTAACATTTTAGATATGAGATTATTAACAGTCGCAAAAGAATTTAAATTAGACTATACAAGATATGCAGATGATTTAACTTTTTCTACAAATGATGAAAAATTTGTAGAAAATCTAGAGGATTTTAAAACTAAAGCAAAAGAGATTATAAACCACTCTGGTTTTAAAATTAACGAAAAGAAAACTCGCTTACAATACAAAAACTCTAGACAAGTTGTAACTGGTTTAGTTGTAAATAAAAAGGTTAATGTGAACAGAGATTTTTATAAAGAAACTCGTGCTATGGCTAATTCCCTCTATAAAAACGGCGAGATTAAAATAAATGAAAAATCAGCAACTATAAATCAACTTGAAGGAAGATTATCATTTATTAATCAAATAGATAGAGATAATAATAAAGTAAATAAAAAAAGCAATAAAAAATTTCACTCACATCTAAGTACTTTAAATGGCAAAGAAAAACAGTACCAAATGTTTTTATTCTATAAATACTTTATGGCAAATAATAACCCTTGTATCATCACTGAAGGCAAGACAGATATTATCTACATAAAATATGCATTAAAAAAAATGCACAGAGATTATCCAAAATTAATTAAGAAAAACTATGATGGAACATTCCAATATAAAATTTCATTTTTAAACAGAACAAAAAGACTTAAATATTTTTTTAACCTTGAATTAGATGGAGCAGATACTATGAATAAAATTTATGAATTTTATTCCAATAGAAACAATGACTCTTTCCCTAACTACAATGAAAAGTTTGAAAAATTCGGTGTATCTCCTGAGAATCCTATTATATTTATATTAGATAATGAATTAAGTAGTAAAGAGAATAAACCATTAAAGAAATTAATTTCACAAGTTGCACTCGATAAAACTAAAATAGCCTCTTTTAAAGAGAACAATTTTATTAACATCACATCTAATCTTTACCTTACTACTCATCAATTAGTAAAAGATCTTAAAGAATGTGAAATAGAAGATTTATTCGATAATGATACTCTAAATGTTAAATTGAATAATAAATCATTTGAAAGAGATTCTAAAAAATTCAATGACAAAATCCATTATGGTAAAGCAATATTTGCAGATCACGTTTCTAAAAACTATAAAAACATTGATTTTAGCGAGTTTCGTCCATTACTCGATAACTTAAATAATATTATAACTAATTATTCAGTAAATTAATTTTATGTTTGCAAATTGTTTGCAAACATAAAAAAAGAGCTTAGAATCCTTTTAAATCAAGGATTCTAAGCTTCTCTGTATTATTCCCACTCAATAGTTGCTGGTGACTTAGAAGTAATGTCATACACAACACGGTTGATGTGTGCTACTTCGTTTACCATAAGCGTTGATGTATAAATGTTTATTAACTAGCTAAACATAATTGAGGTTTAAAATTACAGTTCGATTATTTACATTATTTTTGTAAGTCAATTGTAGCATGTTAAAGGGCTATATCCAATTGACACAATCCGAGCTCTTAAATCATCTTCTCTAAAAAGACTCTCTAAAGGCTAGACGGATAATGACAGTAAATCGCTTTCATATTTACTATATTTTGTCCATCCTAAAATCCTAATAATTTCCATAGCTTTGTTTTCACCATTATCGTAACCCTTTAAGTCTTGATATAACTTAGCAGGGTCCTTTATTAAAGTTTTAAAACAGTTATCTGTAGGAGTATGAAAAGATTTATCTTCAAAGTGAATCGATTGGTTTCTCCCTTCCCAAATGACATCTAGCAAAGATACACTTTTTGATGATATAGTGGGCATTGTTACCCCAGCATCAATTAGTGCCTGTGAGCAATCCCCCTTGCTCTTTCCATACCTTGATGATATACCTTGCTTACCAATCTGTAAAAGGGCCTGAGCAATCGACTGGAGCGGGCTATTTTTAATTAACAGTGCATTATTGTAATAATCTTGATTAGCCTGTACCTGTTGCTTATATGTTTCTTCTGTTTGAGAATGTTGGTCAGCTCTACTTAAATAATCAAGTGATTCTTCTGTCTGTCCCTTTTCTTCTAAAAATTCAGCAAAATTAGTATACACTTGAGTATTTTTCTCATACATAGGGATTACTCCTGATTTATGATAAGTATTTGCCCAGTCGTCCTCTACTTTATTAAGTAGACTTATAAGTTCCTCTGTAATATATTTTGTGTGGTTTAAGTATTCGTTTATCGGAATATTTAATGGTGTTGGTGGTGTAGTATGGCTCAAAATTCTCTCTCCTTTGTCACTTCTTTTTTTAGTAAATATATCCATATGATAACCTAATAAAACTATTAGTCAATCACTTTTTTAACTCCCTTTAGCCTTGCTAGACTGTGATTCACAGAGCTTGTTATCAACCGGGTGCATTTACTATGAAAGCTCTATTAAAAATAACTATACCAAAAGGTCCATTGACAAAAATACAAAAGTCCTTCAACAACTGTCTAATTCATTTTCTCTAGTTTATAGAGTTGCTATGTTTTCATGTGTCCGCAATAATTAACATTCATAACTTTCCCGGTACCTATACGCTTGTAAGTAGCCTCTTGAAGTTCTTGAAGCTAGCCAATAAGAAGTATTTGAGCCTGTGAGAGTGTATAGAGAGGCTAGAGTAGAGTAATAAAGCTAAGTCTGCCTCCACAGATTATTAGATTTTAGTTTGTAATCTATAGCATAGTTTTAAGGCCACTTCAATTTTCCTTTCACAAATGAAAAACTCATGATTTCTCATGAGTTTCCGTAAGCTAATCTTATAATAATATATCTCTCGGAGCATTCATCTCTGTTTCCAAAATCCAATCAGCTCTTTCTCTTTGTGTGGTATATATTGGGGTTTTATTTGTTTGGGTCTCATGTTGAACCACAATGACATGAATTTGGACATTTTTATAAAAGGAAAACCCATCAAGAACTAGATGGGTTTAATTTTCATACCAAGTTCCATTCACTTTTACTCGAACACGTTCTTGTTTCTTACATGATGTTAGTTTGTTATAGCTAAAATTACAAACTATATTGTAGAGGCTGTCATAGTTCCAAAAATACGCAGGGTGATTTTTTTTATAGTCTTTCCATTCGTTACTATATGTACCTTGGTTTTTTAAATCACCTTCTGTACCGAACGCTGCTGCAACTTCTTCGTAGGACATACCTTGGCGTAAGTTGTTGAAAGCGTCAGTCATACGTTTCTGCTTAGCTTCTGCATTACGATTCTGTTCTTCTAGCTCTTCTAGTCTTTTTTCTTCTTTAGCTAGCTGTTTGGTTTGTTCCTTTTCCAGTTCTACTAGTTCTTTTTCGTAGTCAGCATGGACTTGTTCTCGTTCCTTTTCATATTTGTAATCTAAATACTTATTCCATCCCATAATTACAAGAGGAATCAATATTAAACTACATATTATAACAATCAGCTTCTGCTTCAAATCCCCATCCCCTTTAGTAACTATTTATATACATTTAATTATCCGATAAAACAAAATTCTTATTCGAAGAGGTTGAGTTATCATTAACTAATACTTGAAATAATGTAAGATTTCCGAATCATCATAACAGAATTGTTTAAACCTATATTGTCATATTTTGTCGAATAGAAATAAAAAAAGAGGGCCGCAGCCCTCATTGATAAGATCAGGAAGAAAGTGGAGAAAGGAAATTAGAAATATGTATTGGCAGGGTGGACTAAGGGGTTTTTCTTATTGAATGAATATTGCAAGTGATCTGAAATTATTTTAAGCTAGAAAGGAATAAAAGTGGAACAGAATGGAGAAATTTAAATGACAATATTAATCGGATTAATACTTGATGAATGCGTTCTAATAACAGGGGATACAAAAAGTATTCATATGAATAGAAGTAATCAAATGCTAGATACATATGATACAATTCCAAAAGTCCATCCAATTTGTGAAAACATGATAATTGGAATAGCTGGTTCAGACCGTATAGGTAAAGCAGTAATTGGTGCAATAACCCCTATATTTAGTTTGAATCATAAATTGTCAGTTAAAGAAATGATTCAACATGTTCAAAAAACAGCTATATTCTTGCATGATATGTATAAGCAAGTACATACAGATGAAGATTCTTCTCTTGTAGAATTGGTAGTTGCTTGTATTGATCATAAAGAACATAAATCTTATTTGTACTCTTTGTCTAGTAAATCTGAATTTGAACCAGTTGAATGTAAACAAAATTTAAAGGCATATGGCGTGAGCTCTCACCAAGTCCAACAATTTATTAGTGCTAATATGCATAGTGATAAGTACGAAAATAAAGACCCTATACATTTGTTATCTGCTGCAGTACGCTCAATCGACAATAAAATGGTTTCAAAAGATACTATTTCATTAATTTTAAATAAAGATAAAACTGCAGAATACGTATGTATAGATGAGCAAGGTAATAAAAAAATTTAATTTATAAATGACCTGTTTAAGTCTACTTGTTTAGTCATTTAATATATATTTTATAGATAGAAAAGAACCCTTTTTATTAAAGGGTTCTTTTTGTGTGCGATAAATGTATGCTTCCTAGAAATATTTTGTTACAACTGGTTTTTGGCATCTTTTAAGTAATCATTGAAAGGATTGTCACATCCTAATCTACGATAAAAATCTTCGGCTAAGTTATAAGCTGTTATAAGAGCCCATTTAGAACTACCAAAACCTAAGCATTTGTTAGGAAAGTATGAAGGGACATTCGAGTATAATGGATTTGGATCGAATTTCCCACCATATTTTATTTCAAATTCTTCTGTGTTTCCTTCATATTCAACCCACTCCGGTTTGTAATGAACTAAATTATTTCTTAACTCAACCAACAGCTTTGCATCTTGATAGGGATTAGTTTCTTCATCGAATGTATTTTGTCCTGATTTTTCTAGAACAGTCTTATATTTATGTAAGATAGAGTGACGTTCATTATTCTTAATAGGCTCCCACCAGCTAAGAACATTGTTTTTTTGCTCAGAAGTAAGGGCTAGTTTTGAATTATGTGTAAAATTTTTTATATGGTAATTAAGGCATTCATTAATTGTGGCTTCCATAAAATTAGCAGCTGATGTAATAGCCCCAATAGCATAGTTTCTGCTGTCTGTTCTTTTCTCATAACTTTCTTCCGTGTCTGAATTCTCAAGCTTTTTTCCTTGCAAAGCGAGGTCTACACCCAAAATAAAGTGTGCTTCTCCTAAAAAAGATATAATTTTATTTGTCATATGTCTGTTTTCGCCCCTCCTGAATTAATCTATTCATTTTATTCAATTATATCATTTTTCTGATTTTAATAGTGCGAATTTATAAATGTTTTATTTGGAAGAGCGTGTTTATATTTCCCCTGACGTAGCTTCTGGATTTGTAGAGGTAGTAAAAGTAGTAATTGAGAAATTCAAAGTAAATGCAATGGCTACCCATTCGAATTTGTACCAATATGTATGGGTGATAGTGTATATTGTTAAGTAGTAAAAAAGAGAGCTGTAGCCCTCCTGGTTAATACGGTAAAATATGTATGTGGGCAATTCATACAGAAAGATGCACTATTGCATATCCTTATCCGTAAGCATGGATATAAAGCTATATTCAAACTTTCTCAACATTTTTCTGATAACCACACGACAGAATTTTGGCAAGAATATGATATTATGAAAATAATAAAATAAACGGACGTAAAAAAGACCCACGGTGCAAGTAGTGCTGGTAACACTCTTACACTGCCCCTACTATCCTAGGGAACATTGTCGCGGATCTTATACACATAATTATAACACACCAGAGATTGAGGGTGGCACGTTTTCCTTTATGGGGTTTACGTGTCTTTTGTTCCGGTAAGGAGGAGCAAAATGAAATATTGGTTATTTAAAGTCATTGATCAAATTGATTTTCAAAAAAAGAGCCAAGAGAGTATTTCAAAAGCACTTGGAATAAGTGGTCCTGCATTTTCAAAGAATTTATCAGGGAAAAGTGAATTAGGTTTTTTAAACGTAATAAAGTTAGTTGAAATACTATATGAAGATCCGCTTGAAAAGAACTACATGATCCATGAATTTTGTAAAAAAACTAAAAGTAAAAAGAATTTAAGAGTAGCTATGGAGTACGGAAATGCTTTAGGAGATTTGGAGCTCCTAAGAATCGCGGTTCAAAGAGGCTTTGAATCTAATAACTCTAAAACTTACGAATGGGCACATATATATGAACTCGTTTGGTTAAGAGCTAAAAATTTTTTTACAGCTGAAAAACTTTTAACGGAAACTGAAAATAGGAAAAAGAGTAAAGTTCTTAAAAGTGAAGAAACTAAAATAATGTTTGATATTTTAACATTATATTCTATGTATGATTGTAGGGATTTTAAACTTTTAGATGGATATACACAAGCATTACAGGAAAAAATATCTGAACTTCCTAGCCAATTTATAAAAGATATATACAGTAGCCGTGTAAAAGAATGGTATGCATATGCATTGCTAATGGATGAGCAAATAGAAAAATCAAGAGAACTATGCCATAGCATATTGAATGTTAATGATGAATTAGGTTATTTAAGGTTATTAAAAGTTTCTGCATTAGGATATTTAGGTGAATCATACGTTGAAAATTATGAACAATCTTTATGGTATTTAAATAAAGGAATTGAGATGCTAGACCAACTACATTATGAGAAAGCGGAAAACCGAAAAAAAGAGTTTTTAAATATGAGGTCTTACATTAGAATGATCCATCAAAAGGATATGTATGATTTACAAATTTTCGATGTGGGCGAGAAAGCGCTTCTATATATAGTAACAGGAGAAAAAGAAAAAGCTGCCACTATATTAAGAAAGTACGAAAAAGAGAACGGTAGTCTGTCTCCAATGAAATTATGTTATTTAGGAATGGCATTGGAAGATAGAAAATTACTAGAAAAATCAATTGAGCTATTCTACTCGCAAGGGTGTAAATTTTATAGCTATTTACCACGAAAGATATTGGTAGATATTAATAAAAATAGTATAATATACAAGGGTGATGCTAAATGAAAAAAGTACTAACTTTAGTAACAACTTTGGCTTTAGCTGGAGCATTATATGTTTCTCCTGTTAAAGGTCAAAAGGAGCAGCCTAAACAGGTAGCAAAGGAAGCTCAAACTCAAATTATGCTTAAAATGGACCCTGGAACAGGAATGGGTTGATTCCGAAGTTTCAAGGTTATATAAATAGTTTGAATGCGATTGTCTCATAAAGAGGCAATCGCATTCGTCGTTTATAGGGTGCATAACTAAATTTTAGATTTAAATATTAGTTATGTATTGTGAATCGTTTAGCAAACTATCATGAAGATATTGGAGGATGCTGGGATGACTAAAGAGGAGATTGTAATGCTATTTTTAGATACAGTGGAGGAATTCGCGCCAGATAAATTAGAAGAATACATATCAGAAATCAAAAAAAATAGCCATTCCTAATACGAGAGGCTATTTTTCTATTTTATTATGATGTTTACTAAGAGCTTTAGCGATAGCTAACATTTGATCTAATGCCATATCTTCCTTATCCTTCGGAAGTGGTTCTAACCATGACATTATTTCTTTGAATTTTTCGTATTTATCATCACTAGAGTTTTCATCTTTATTTTCTCCGTATAAATAATTTATAGGGACATTAAATCGCTTTGCAATTTTTTCTATTGTTTCGCGACTCGGGAATGCTTTGCCGTTTTCGAATTTTGAGACAGTTCCCTTAGTTAGATCTACTTCTTTTCCGAATTGTTCTTGATTCATTTTGTTTTCTATTCGAATTTGTTTGATCATATCTTTCATTTCCATATTATAAAACTCCCCTTTTTACGATATATCGTAAATCACGTTAATTTCATTATAAAGTTTCCTGAGAAGAAACGTAAAGGGGGAAAAAGTTTCCCTTTATGAAATTTTTTGAAGAAAACACTTGAAGTTTCACACAATGAAACATATAATAAGTTTGTAAGCATCAGAAGGGAGTGATCAGATGCAGAACGAAACGGCAAAAACAGAACTTCAAAAAGCATTTGAAGAATCTGGTCTTAAATATCATGAATTAGCTGTTATGGTTGGTGTATCGAAGTCATACTGCTATAAAATAATCAATTGGAATTTAAGAGTCTACTATGATGTAGCAGTTAAAATATCAAGAGTTTTAGGGAAAGAAACATCAATACTGTTTAAGGAGCAGGAAAAAAATTTTAAACACAATGTTTCATAGTATGAAACATTGTGAGAGAGGGAATGAATTGCAAATTTTCAGCAGCGAAGAGTTAGGACAAGTTCGAACGGTGGTACAAAGCGAAGATGTTTGGTTTTGATTTGTAGCAAAAGGGAAGGCTCTTTATTTCCGAAATATTAACAAAACACGCAATTATTCCAGAAATGGATAGGGAGGCGGCTTAAATGATGGAAGAAAGTACATTCTCACATTTCATGATATTGGTTCTAGTTATCGGAGCAGCAGGATTCATTTATTTGATGGATCGGATAGACAAAAGGTTTATGAAGGATGAACAGTAATGGATAAACAGGAGCAAGATGAATATGAACGAAAGAAAATTTTGTGGATCATAAAGGATTTAAGAGCGAATGGTGTACATAACGGCGCAGATAAGGTTGAGGAAACATACAAGAAGTATATCACTCTAGCTGAACGATAAAAGCCCTACAGGGGATGTAGGGCAAGACTAAGGGTATTAAAGAATTGTCGATTCTAAAAGTAAAGGACTTCTTGGAATGTAATAAGTTTAACATTAAATTCTAAAAACATTATATAAAGATGTTACGAAATTATGAATATAAAAAACAAAGATAAAAATTATGAAAAAAGTTGATAATCCATGGGAGTCATAAGGGATTATGTTTGTAATGGCGTCTTTATATAGTTCATAGGACAAGCCTTCGCTTGTCGCAATATTCAGGAATTTAATTGCCCACCTAATAAATCGATTCCTGGATATTCCGATGCGCGAAAGCATCAAAATAAAAACAGTCGATTACCCCTAATCGACTGTTTTAAAGAAACGACGCAATATTTTGTACCTATATTTTAACACAGTCGTTTCTTCTAAGTAAATAAGGAGGAATGTAGAAATGATTGAAAATCCAATGCTAATTGGCAACCATCATGATTTATCAGCCGATGATTCTATCGGGAATTGCGAAGGATGTTCTCGAGAGATTTATTTAGGTGAAGAGTATTTGGACTTTGATGGAGATTACATACATAACTCAACGGAATGTGTTGAAGAGTATGTAGTTGATCATTCAGTTATGAAAGTAGCAGGTGAATAAGATGAGCCTACAAAGCAAAATTGAAGCTGAAATTCAAGTTATGAAGAACTTAGTTGAACGATATAAGCAAAGTAAAGAACCTAACGCTGCATCGATGGTTGTAGCTTATGAATACGGATTACAGGCACTTACAGAAGTATATGAAGTTAGTAAACAAACAGAAATATCACCATTTTAGAGGAGAGGAAGATTCATATGACAATTGAAAATTACTTTTCTAAATTAGCTCAAATAGATTGCACGGAACATGTTGAAAAGAAAGGGCGCTTTAATTATTTATCATGGGCATGGGCAGTTAAAAAACTTCGTGAGGTAGATCCAACAGCAACATGGGAAGTAAAACGATTTGATGGAGCACCTTATCTCAAAACAGATTGTGGTTACTTTGTAGAGGTTGAAGTAACTGTACAAGGAATACCACTAAGTCAGATTCACCCGATACTTAACAATCAGAACAAGCCGATTGTAGAGCCTAACAGCTTTGACATTAATACGAGTATTCAGCGTTGCTTAGTAAAAGCAATTGCACTTCACGGATTAGGCTTGTATATCTACGCAGGTGAAGATTTACCAGAGATACAAGAGGAAATGATTACTGCTCAACAAGTCGGTGCAATCAAATTAAACATAAAAAAATTAGCTACTCTTCGAAAAGTGGATGAAGAAACGATTAAAGGACACTTAAGTATTAAAGAAGTTGGCGAATTGACATTAAAACAAGCTGAAGAAGTACTTAAGAAATCAACAAAGTGGGTTAAACAGGCTGAAAAAGAAACTTCTGAAATCGAAGAACAAGTAGAAAAAATAGAACAAACAAACTAAGGAGATGCTAAGCCTATGTTAGACAAAAATCAATCTAAAGTCGTCCTTCCGAGGTGGGTGTGGAAGGGCGCACGGAATGAAAAAGAAGCAAGAGTAAAGGCGATTGAGTACATTACTCCCGATCGCTATCCAGGATACAAAGTAATTAAGGTTCAAGGCGACATAGCGGTATGCGAAAGGGCGAATGCGTGATGTTTAAGATACCTGTAAGGCGTGGATCGATGAAAGAGATGTTAATAGCAGTTCGTGATTTAGAAAAACGAGGTTATGACTATGTAACGCCAATTAAACGAATATATAGGGCAGAAAGAACTTTTTATCATGAAGGTAAGTTCAGGGGGAGAGAAAAGGTTCGGTTTACTGGCATGGAAGACAATGTAAGTTATGAATGTTGGATGAAGAAGGTGAACTAAATGGCAGATGTTAAATGGATAAAACTCTCTACTAGTATGTTTGAAGATGAAAAGATTCGATTAATTGAAAGTTTACCAGAGGCAGATACATTACTAATTATTTGGATTAAATTGTTGTCTCAAGCAGGCAGAACAAATGCCAATGGTTACATTTTCTTGAGCGAAGACATTCCTTTCACAGAAGAAATGCTTTCAACGCTTTTTAATAGACCGATAGCAACGGTAAGACTTGCGTTACAAACGTTCAAACAGTTCGGGATGATAGACGTCACCGATGATCAATACATATGCATCTCGAATTGGGAGAAACATCAGAACATCGATGGGTTAGAACGTGTGAAACAATTGAATGCAGAACGAAACAAAAAGTACCGTGAACGCAAGAAACAGCAGCAATTAGCGCTAGAAAATAAGGATGAAGATAGTGACGCTTGCGTGACGTCACGTGACGCAACAGATATAGAAGAAGATAAAGAATTAGATATAGATAAAGAAAAAGATAAAAAGAAGAAAGAAAAACCTTCTCGTCACAAGTTTGAAACTTGCGACATCAACGGGGCGAAGTATTTGTTTGAAAAAATTAAGGGTAATAACCCTAAACAAAAAGAGCCTAACTTCGATACTTGGTCTAATGATTTTAGATTGATGCGTGAAAAAGATAACCGTGAATTACAAGAGATTAAAGATGTTATTGATTGGTGCCAAGCAGATCCGTTTTGGCAGGGTAATATCTTATCCGCTAAAAAGCTACGTGAAAAGTTTGATCAATTAACAATTCAAATGAATTCTAAAAAGGGAGCGAAGAGCAATGCAGAGAGCGGCGGCAGCAATACCAACCGATATAGCCAAAAAGGTGAATATGACTATGGATTCTGATGTGTGCGATACGCATGGCGTGAATAAGATGAAGTTCGATGGACAAGTTGTTTGCCCTCGATGCTTCCTTGAAAACGAAAGTAAGGAGCTCCAGCAACAAGAACAAGCGAAATACGATGCAGATAAAGAAAATGAGAAGAAATTCATGTTTCATCAGCAAAGCATGATTGCAGATAGCAACATTAAGAAAGCTAATTTTGATAACTACCAAACTACTAGCGAGGAAGGAGCGAAGAACCTTGAACTCGCAAAGGTTATCGCAACAGATTACCTCAATAGAAAGGTATTTAACACGATTATGGCTGGGAATTGCGGAGCAGGGAAAACACATCTTGCTTACGCTATTGCGGATCAGCTTGCAGGTGCAGGGAAGTCAGTTGTCTTCGTCACAGTCGGCGAATTACTACGAAAGATTAAAAGTACGTTCAGTAAAGATTCAACACTAACTGAGGATTCAATCATTCGAAGCTTAGTAAGAGCAGAAGTATTAATAGTTGATGATTTGGGAGCGGAGCTAGGGGCGTTAGATGCTAACACAAAAGCAACAAACTTCATTAACAGGGTGTTATTCGATGTTTTTGATGGACGCCAAGGTAAATCTACTATCTTTACGACAAACCTTACAGGAGAACGCCTAGAAGGTGCATATGATGAACGAATTGTATCACGTATCTTCAATAACTTTAGAGCGATTGTTTTCAAAGATACAAAGGATTACAGGAGAAAAGTATTGCCATTCTAAGGGGGAAATGAAAATGACAAAGGTAACAGTTGAATTAACAGAAAAGCAGGTTGAGTTCTTAAAATTATTTAGCGAAAAACAATACGAAGATGCAGAAGACAATCAATACACATGTGATGCTTTGCATGTTGTTCAGAAAAAAAGAGACCGTTTCATCCCATATAGCGAAGAAATTTCAGGTTACTTTGATCCAGATATCTTAAAGTTTTGTGTTGATGAAGAACATGAAGATTGGCATGAGAAAGAAACGGAAGCAGTTAAACAACGGTATGAATGGATAGAGGAAGAATGTCCGATTGAAATAAAAACGTTCGATGATCTGCAATACGAACGAGTTACTGGAACAGATGGAGAAGAAAGATTCATTATGAATTTCGATGATTACTTTAAACATTATGGAATAGAAAATTACGACATAGCTTGGGTAGAAAAAGAATGGGAAAATGTAGCGTTCTTCTTCATTTTGGAAGAAGCTAAGCACTATCTAAAATATCAAGCTCATAATCTAGGGAAATCAAGAATCTACACTTATTCTGCTGGCTATGACAATAGAGGAGATTTTACTCACTTCCGTGATTTGTTATTGAAAATGGGGCAAGGGCTAAATAAGGAATCTAATCAAAAAGAAGCAGCGGCTGTTTAAAAATATAAAGGGGGAATTAAGATGTGTGCATGTAACGGAACGGGAGTAATTCAGAACGATATGGGGAATGGCTGCTATCAATTTGCACCGTGTATTTGCGAAGCAGGGAATCGCAGTCCTGAAGAAGTGGATAGAAGACGTCATGCCGTTATGGCGGAATTAAGAGAAATTCATCAATTACAACTGGAGGGGAAATGGGATGCCACGACTTGGAACGGATTTGGAAAAGGAGAATTACACAATGGCGTTGCAGCAGGGAAGGTACATGAAGAAATCGCGTCGTAACTTATATATCGCTTTAGAAGAGTTGGACTTATTGTTTGATGAAAGTGAAGTGATTCGATTACGAGAAATGTGGAATGAGGATAAAGATATTCTTGAAATAGTAAAAGAGCTAGGAAGGCATCAATTAGAAATCGCTGCATTAATCATGGATCAGGCAGATAAGAACAAAATTAAATCTCGTCCAATGGGGTTAGGGGCATGAAACAACTAACACTGGAGGATGTAGTAGGAAGTTTTGATTATAGCGCAACAAGTACAGCGGAAAGATTTTTGAAGAGTAATAGCGTTATGACGTACTCAGTAGAGTTTTACGACAAAGACGAGAAGTGGAAGCTTCGTTGGTTTGAGGCGAAGTCCGAGGGCACAGCTATAGAAATGGCTAAAAAGAAATACGGAAAGATACAAATCATTACTACTTATATTTCGGATAGAACCTTAGAGGAAATCATGAATTTGGATTAGGGGGCATAGCGGTATGACGATAAATAGATGGCTAGAAAAGGAAGATTATGAAGCAGCTGAGAAGAACGGAATTGGCTATTACATGTTATATCGTAGGGTGTATCAAATGGGATGGGATACTGACAAGGCCATTAATACACTACCTCGGAAATATCAATTTAGGGAACAAAAGTGGTTAAGCCTAGCGTTAGAAAATGGGATTAACAAAATGACATTTTTAACTCGTGTTTATAAAGGGATGTCACCAGAGGAAGCGGCGAAAAAGCCTGTAAAGAAATTGAGGGCAACAATGGAAGATATGGTCAATTTAGCTGAAGAGAATGGTATTTCATATAGCACATTTAGTACAAGAGTATTAAAAAGAGGATGGAGTCCACAAAGGGCAGCGACTACACCTATAAGGAGAGCTATGAAGAAAAGAAGCTAGGAGGCAGCATGGACAGGAAACAAATCTACATCGATGTATTACTACAAAAGGGAATTTATAAAGAGGAAAGGACAGGGCGACAACTTTACGAGATGACTGAACAAGAGTTGTGGAATCTAATAAAAGGAGTGTATCAGGAATGATGGAAATGGAGAACGGTGTATACGAGATTACGAAGTTAATTAGCGAAGCAAAGGGAGGGAAGTAATGAAAAAAGATACCTTGGTGCAGGTGCAAAGTGAACTCCAAGTAGTAGAGAGCGAAATTCGTAAGATGGAATATCACCTAGTGGGATTGGATAACGAGAAGCGGAAGACGAAGCTTTCCTTGGAAGTGTTGAAGAAACAGAAAGAGAAATTGAAAAGTTACTTATAAGGAGCGGGAAAGAATGAAATTAAGAGTGAAGATTAAACGATTGAAAGATGTGAATTTACCAAAGTATGCACGGGAATTTGATGCTGGTTTTGATCTAGTGGCAGCAGAGGACACGATTATTTGGCCAGGAGAAACAAAGGTTGTACCAACGGGATTAGCTTTTGAGATTCCACCAGGTTACGAATTTCAGGTGCGCCCGCGTAGCGGTATGACGCGTGATACAAAGTTACGCGTGGTTCTTGGAACTGTAGATAGTGGTTTTAGAGGAGAAGTTGGTGTTCTAGTTGATAGCATTGAAGTCCCTAAAGAGACAAGTATGCAAGCTCATGTAATTGAAAGAGGGACTCGTATTGCTCAAGGTGTCATAGCGCCAGTGGAAACAGCTCATTTTGTTGAAGTGGATGAGCTATCAGAATCAGAGAGAGGAAAAAATGGTTTTGGAAGTAGCGGGATTAAATAAAAAGGGCTAGGATTTTCTCCTAGCAAAGAGTTATGTCGTACAGAAAGGTAGTTGTTTGCAAACCTGATGTTTGCGGTCTCATTATATAACGATTCTAAGGTGGAAGGATTGAATCATAGCAATCTTTACGTAACTTTTACATGTGATTGAAGTATTTGATTAAAACAAAATTTAAATTTTGTAGAACAGAAAAATGAAGAAATATGCTTAGAGTATTAGCGAAACCCAACCCTAATCAATTCTTCATCGTTTATTTCAATTACGAATCTATACTCTTTATCTAATAGCCAGTAATAAAAACTGACTGCATCAACGTCAACTAGTGATTGGAATACTTTATCAAGATTTGTACTTACTACAGGGATTTCATAGTTATCCCATATTATAAAAATCTGTTCATCAAAATCTAGTTGGTTTGCTCTAATAAGGGAAATTAGTTGTTCTTTGTTCGAAGCTATTAATTGATTGTCTATCTGTTCCCAATCTATTCTTCCAGAAACAGTTATAGGAAATAAATTCATTAAATTAGTAGCAATCTGCTGGCTTTTTTCCTGAGAGAAGATGAGAGTTGCGTCTCCTAGGGATTCAAGGCATTCATTAAACAGAGGATTTGTATCATTTCTATTTTTTGCTTTCAGTTCTCTTAACTTTTGTCGCATTTTCCATTGTCTTGATGATCTGTCATCCATTTTTAACATTCCTTATACAATTATTTAAGAATGAGTATAGCATATAATGGCAGGCCTTATGAAAATGAACTTTTTAAATATTAATTAAACAAAAGCGTTATCTGGAAAAAGGACCCCTTACGGAAAGATAAGAGGCCATCAAAAAATGTTGTATTTGAAACACGTGATGTTTCATAACGACATTATAACATAAATTTATATATTACGTATAAAGGATATAATGGTTTGTGAAAAGAATAAAAGTTCATAAAACCCGTATTTAAATGAAGAATCCCTAGGCTTAGGGGGCTAGGGATTCTCGGTTTGGTATACTTCACACGGTATTATAAAAAAAATAGAACGTACTGAAGATAACACATGAATGTTTCATAAATGTATCAAATAAGTGAAGAAAAACGATATTTTAATTGTTGCAGCCCCTTGGAGGGCGCTCCAAGGGGCTAAGATTCGAGAATTTTTAAACTCTTGTTTTATTACATGAGAACTCCCTAAGGAGTATATATGGAATTTTAACACTTAACTAATTATTTTTACAACTATATATTCAAATTAAAGTATAGAATTAACTAAAAAAATGGCCCCTACTACTACGTAAGAGCCCCATAAACAGAGAAAAAGTCGTATGTGGCTCTATATGAGAATCACAATAATATTTTAATATTTAAATATATAGTTGTATATACGTGTTAAGTGTAATGGAAATGAAAAAATATTATTTGAGGGAATTGTGATTATTCAAATGTGTTTCAGCCATTCCCGCGCCAATAATAGTAGCAATAATTAGTACGCAAGCAATTAAAATACCTAACAGTATTAACATAGCAAAAGTAATTTTTTTCGCTGTATCTCCTTTTGGAGCAAGAATAGCTAAAACAATTGAGATAGATAGTATAAAAATACCAGTTAAAGAACTAAAGTGTATATATCTAGAAAATAAACCGAAAAATAAGAATGCAGTTAAAAACATTGAAATGAAACCAAAATATTTTCTCATTGTTTTAGCCTTTCTTGAAAAATGAATTATACAGATTATACCATTATCAAAGTGGATTGAAGTTGAATTTAAACAAAATCGTTATTTGAATAGACAAGGAGATAGGGTTTACAACCCCATCTCGTCCAACAGAGATAAGTGCAGTTTTGCTTCTTCACAATTTGGATTAATGCAGTAATGAATAAACGAATGTTCATCGTGTTGTATGAGAGGTTGATCACAAGATACACATGTGTACGGTGAGAGCATTTTATATACCTCCTTACAGATTATGGGTTAATTTTAACACGGTTTTAGTTGGTTGAGGAGTAAGGAAAAAGCGTTAATTTAAATAAAAAAAGCCCCACGATAAGGGCTTCATAAGGTTGAGTTATGTCGTACTCACAAGGGATTTTAACATGAATGTTGTGGTAAACATACTGGTAAATGTATCTAATTTAATTAGAGCTGATATTTTAAACAAAAACGCTATTTGAGTAGAAAACGCTTAAAAGGACCCGATTAGGGGGACGGGTCCTTTTAATGAAACACTAAACCTTTATGGGATTACCAACACATTACCATAAAAGGTAAATCACTTCCATCGGTTAGGTGTTGAGAAAGCTTTTTATAAACATTTCATTTTGTAGTAAAGGAGAAATTGAAAAAGAGCAACCGTTTAGGCTGCTCTACAGATAGGAGGTAACTCAGTGAACAAAATGAACACGTTAAAAATGTATGTAATGAGTAGAAAAATCAGAACGAAAAAAGCAGTTAGCAAAAACTAACTGCTCCAATCATGGAATATGGTTAAGAAATGGGTTGTTTACATTATTGACGGAATATTGAGTTTTATTAAGTGGGTATTATATTTTACAAACTAGATTATGATAGTCGATATTCTCCATATTGACCAAAAAAGAACTAAAAATTCTAGTGAAATTCCAAGCTTTCTTTTCCTAGTTTTTTGAAATTCTTTTGTTAAATAGCCAACAGCACTAATTGCTAGAAGGATGAAAAGAATGAGTTCTAGTGAATCTGGCATTTTACTTACTCCTAATTTATTTATTAATTTAATTTAGTATATAACAATTATAAGATATTTCGGCTGTTAGTTGTGAAAAAATAAATAAAATAATTATTTGAAATAGAGAGCGAGGAATTAAAAATGACTTTAGGAAATCGTGGAATGGCATTTGAGAAGCTTATCAACCTATCGAATGAAATGTACCAAAGAGAGGGAGTAGCGCTTATAAACAAGCGTGCAACTCCCGTGAAGGTGTTAAAAAGTACAGGTGGACGAGTATTGAATGGATTCTATGAAGCTAAGAGTACAGTAGACTATGATGGCGTGTATAAAGGACGAGCTGTAGCATTTGAGGCTAAGTCAACACAGAGTCTTACTCGATTTGATTTAAGTAACATTGCACAACACCAATTAGATTACCTGGAGAAAGCGGAAAAAATGGGAGCAATATGCTTCTTCCTTATAGAGTTTAGTAAGGATAAGTCAGTATTCGCAGTACCACTATCAATCATTCAATCTTATGTAAGGATGTCTCATCAACCGAAGGGCAAGAAGTCTATACCAAGAGCAGACTTTGATATTTATGGATACTTAGTGGAGCAAACAGAACGAGCGCCAGTGGATTACTTACAATACATTGATGAAGCAGTAACTCCAGTTATGTTTGATAGCATGATTCAATTTGATCAGGACCATAAGAGAGTAGCGAATAACATCGAAGCAGCAAAAGATAAGATGGCCAACAAGAAACGTAAATTATTAAAAGCTTGATGGATAACGGAACCATGCACAATAGCACGGTAGGGGATATGCTAATGCGCACTGTTCCCTTATTCAACAATGAAATAGTAAAATTTCACGTACCTTATGTAAATGTAAAAAACAAAATTCAGCAATAGGGGGATTCCTTCATGGAGAGACAATTAACTTTATTACCGGCTATTGATAGAGAGACAGAAAAGAAGGTTCAGAAAGAAGTAGTGAAAATCCTAAAGGAATACCGCGCCTTAAAAGCACGCTTTGAGAATGAAGTGGAGCAACAGCAGGAGGGAATTAGTCTGTTTCCTGAGATAAGGGATACAAGGCATGTTAGCAATATCAAATTCAAGCAAATTGATAAGGCTTTACAGTACGTTTTAGATTATGATGAGGCTCAGATTATCAAGAGGAAGTACTTAAATGCGGATAAACCGAAAGACAGCTTTATTTATACTGAATTATCGATGAAGAAAGATCACTTCTATTATAAGAAGAAAAATGCGATTCGATTGATCGCTACATCTTTAGGGATGATTTAATAATACAAAAAAGCCAAATTGACAGTTTTTAATTAACTATCCATTTGGCTTTTTATGTTTTATTTTTTAGGCATCCATGTATGTCCGCAGTTCATGCAACCATTGACGATATTTTTTCTACCAATAAATCCACTGAATAAAGTTATCGGTGCTCCTAGGAACATAATAAATCCAACAATAAGTGCGGCTATATCACGAAGAGGGGAATTTATAGGAATTATATCATGAACAGAAATAGCAGCTAATCCAATAGCTATAAGTGTAGCTAACATAAGAAACAGAATTAAAAACATCCTTTTGAAATTATAACCACGTTTATTACCAACTATTTGATCTGATTTACATTTCCTACAAACAACGCGCCTTGTTACTTTTTCTTGTTGTACCGTCATTTCTAACCATCCTTACTCGTATAAAATTATAATAATTTAATTATATGATATTGATACTTGAATAAGATACATATATTATCAAAAAAAGAAAAAATATAATAAATTGGAATGTTTATGTTTTTCAAAACATCGACAAAATGCCGACAAAAATGGGGACTAAATAGGGGGAATTTTGATAATGAAATCAACGGTATTCTTAATGTACAAGCTCTTTGAAAACCGCATAACGAAGAGGAGTAGTACACCTTAACGTATACCGCGGCAGGGCGGGCATGGGCGGTAAAAATCTCGCCGTAAGGGTGGGAAGATTCCCTTAAACTAATTAAAACATATTCCAGTGTGGCGGGTGTGTGATGACTCGCATTCGTCATGCTGCTTCTAATTTGTATCTATCATTCAACATGGAATCCACCTTCTGTGCTGAAAATAGATATAAATCTATTACTCTTGCTATGTTGATTTCTACGAGTGGGGATGGTTTTCATGATTGAATGAAAATTGTTCTGGTGCGTAAAATCATTTGCTTTAAAACTGGAGTATGCGTAACTTGAATTATCACCAATAGTAATTATTCACGATTTTTACTATTGGGATAAAACAGGGTGTAAAGGAACTTGTCACTCCTTTACTCTAGATAGTAAGACGGATAATTCCCCTTGTCCGCGTATGTCCCCCGACTAATCTTGTTATCTAGAGTAAGGCAGTGGAAAAACGTAGTACTGTCTTGATATAAATTAAAAAACCTTTATAAGAGAGTTACCCCATAGCTCTCGAGTCCATGGACTTAAAACGAGAAGATTCTTAGTCTTCTCTCAGTCACCGAACGTAAAGTGCGTAGCTAATAAGAGCTAAAAAATTACATGATGCGGTGGCTTGGAGAAGGTTGAGAGTACTCAGCCTTGAAATGATTGCGAAATTCCCCTTTCGTGAATGTTTCTCCATCCCCTTTAATATTTTTATAAGGAGTAAAAGAGCTGTCACTTCGGTGATGGCTTATTTTTTGGTATAATCAGAATATAAAGTTATAAGGGGGAATAAATATGGAGAACACACTTAGTAAAAAAGAAAGATTAATTTTGGCAAATCAGTATGATATTCTAGCAAGATTAGCTGAAGATGAATATGAGAAAAAAGAATTTAAAAATCTTAGAGATATTTTTACCTCTGGATATACTAAATACTATTCTTTGGCTACTGAGCACTTTTCAGATGAAGTTAACCAAGAAGAATGCAAATTTGTTGTTGATGTTCTAGATCTTTATAGAGACTTATACTATTCAAGAGAACACAGCAAGGAAGCACAAGATACCATTGAAGAAAAGGATGTTTTATTTAAAGGATTTGATTTGAACGATGAATTCGAATGTAAATACCTCAGTTTTTATAAGTTTTTAGTTAAGCGGCTTGGAAGGTATGAGGAAATAAAAGAGTTGATAGAATCTGGTAAAATAGAAGATTATAATTCTCACGGGTTTGGCCCAAGTATGCAGAAATTAACAGCCATGATAGCCAAAAGAAATGAAATATTAAACAGAAATGAATTTGGCAGACCTGATGACCTAACAACGGAAGAAATTATTGAAATACTAAATGTAGAATATTAAGCATCCATAACGGGTGCTTTTTTCTTTGTTATATAGAAATTACACATTAAACGTATTTAAATACTGTTTTAGGTATAACATGAATCAATGGTACAGATGTACAGATAACGGATATTTTTCTATTTAGATTAGATGTTAAATGTACCGTGAAACTCTTGGAAATATAATGTTGGGAAAGGATAATGATATTGGTATATTACGGGAGAAGGCGGAATTGTAGGAGTAAAGGGAATGTGCCCAGGGTGCATACCATATTGACCATATGAAGGATATTGAAGTAAATGTTGCCAAGTCGAAGCTGGAGCTACAACAATCCTCATCGGGAAAGGATTCATAATATAATCACTCCTAAAGCAGTATTCATGTAATAGGGTATGCGCTCACTGAATATAGATGTGCACAATCTAGGCCTATAAACATAATAATTAACGAACAGAAAATATGGGTACTAATCTTATGATGTGTCAATTATGGGTGTTTTATTTTACTATGTAGATAGAACAAACATGTGTATAGCAATTATCGTAGGCGCTGCCGTGATCTGGGTGGCGTCTTGTTTGTTGTTAAGGAAAGATAAGGGGATAAATAAAAAAGAGGACTAAAGCCCTCTTTTTAATAAATACCTAAGGCTTACGCACAAATTGGAATCCCTAATGCTATTAAAGTCAATGCTACTTGAAGAGAAAGCTCTAATCTAGCAATTTCGATTCCAGCAACTGAGACCACTAAAAAAGGTTGTCCATTAACGAACAAAACACAACTGTCCATGATTACGCCTCCTTTCTAGCAATCTAATACAGTATATGAATAAAACGATAATATGTAATAGTTGAATTGATGAATTTAATAGAATTGATAGATTTGTCTAGTTTTACAAAATAAACGAACATAACGAGCGAAAATAAATGAATGTCCTGTTAACCTGTCTAAAAGTTGACCCTTTTGTACAGTTAAAATTTATAGGTTAAAAACTTTGTAAACAGATAGTTGTTAATGTCTAAAAGATAGTCTAAAATAAAAGTATATAATTCTTAAGACTTTTAGACTATTTTGAGGTGATTTGGATGGCTATCGTTGGTTATGCAAGAGTAAGTACAAAAGATCAAAACTTAGATGCGCAAATTGAAAGGTTAACAGAATATGGATGTAACAAAATATATTCTGAAAAGTACAGTGGAGCTAATAGTGATCGGGAAGAATTACAAAAGGCATTAGAGTATATGAGAGAAGGAGATAAATTTGTTGTTTGTAAAATAGATCGCTTAGCTAGATCGATATTTGATTTGCATAAGATTGTAAATGAATTAGCTGATCGAGGAATAGCGGTGGTATTTCTTAAAGAACAAATTGATTTTTCAACACCTGCAGGTAAATTGATGTTTACTATGCTAGGGGCTATTGCTGAGTTTGAAAGAGATTTAATTAATGAAAGAACATCTGAAGGCCGAGAAAGGGCTAAAGCGATGGGCAAACATATGGGACGTAAAGGGCAGGATGAAAAACAAGTGAAACAAGCCATGAACTTATTTTTTAATAGAAAAGAAAATGGTTTAAGTGTGAATGATATTTTTAAAATGACTGGTGTCCCTCGCTCTACTATTTATGCTAAGGCCAAAGAATTAAAGTAGCGAATTCGCTGCTTTTTTATTTTGCATAGAAAAAGGAACCCCTTAAGGATTCCTTTTACGTCATGCGGTTCTATAATCTTTATTTTTAAGTTTTTTTCTGGTATCCATAAATGCCGCGATCATTATTATCGTACATATTAAATCCATCCAGCGAAACTCTTTATGGAACATTAGTGCAGAGAAGACATCGTAAGCGTATAAAAAGCCAATGATTGGAAATAACCAAAGCATGAATTTTAAATCTCTTAAAGTGAATTTATAATTACCAATCTTTTTCCACATATGTATCAACTCCTATTGTTCTGAGGTTCTATAGTTTTTCTTGATGATATTTCGCATGTCTACGATAAAGAATAGAAGGAAGATAACGGCTGCGATGCCATTAATCCAGTAGTATGTGCGCCCCATTGTGAATCCATCATTGAAGGAATAGGCATTCCAAATTATAAGGATTACTGAACAGATAGTAGAGGTCATTAATGAACCAAAACTTCTCATGATTGTCACCTCAATCCAAAATGTTAGAACTTATTTATAATTTTACATTTAAATAATTAGATTTACAAGAACAGGATATATTAAAACAATATAAAGGAATTACCGTAAGGAGAAGTTAGACGAGTTTCTTCCTATTATATAGAAGGTGGTGGGTGATATGAAGTGAAACAAAAACACAAGTTAGCTCAAGAAGATTACATGCAAGGTATGAAGTACAAAGATATAGCAGAGAAACATGATGTCAGCGTGAACACCGTAAAGTCATGGAAGACCAGGTACAAATGGGACCGAAAAGGTGTGCATACAAAAGAAGAAAAAGTACGCACACAAAAGAAGACGGGTGCACCCATTGGGAATCAAAATGCAGTCGGTAATTCGGGTAACAAGAATCCTAAATGGGGTAACAAGAATGCAGTAGGGCATGGCCCGCCAAAAGGGAACCATAACGCTATGACGCATGGATTGTTTAGGAAGATAATCCCGAGTGACGATCCGCATGCAATGGAATTGCTAGATGAAATACAAAATCATACTGAATTAGATATGCTATTCCACTCTATTCAACTGCAATACTTCAATATCCTTAATTCACAACGTATTATGCATGTTCGCAGTCAAAACGATATGTCAAAAGAGATGATTAGCGAATCACTGAATGGAGACGCGTACACAGTGCAGTTTGCATGGGATAAACAAGCTAATTTACTTACAGCTTATTCACGCGCTATGACAGCGTTATCCTCTATGATTGAGAGGTTCGATAAGTTAGCAAATGCTGATGATGAGAGACGATTGAAGTTAGAGCAGATGAAAGTTAACATTGAAAAAACGAAAGCTGACACTGCTCGTATTAAGGGAGAAGATGGGGAAGAGTATGAAGACGATGGTTTCAAAGAGGCGCTAAAAGGAAAGGTAGAGGAAGTGTGGGATGACCATGACGACGATTCCGAAGAGTAACAAGAAACCTGCTCCCTTTAAATTTAAACCATTCTCCAAGAAGCAGCTGAAGGTATTAACCTGGTGGAAGCCTAACAGTCCCGTTAAAGATTATGACGGGATTATTTGCGATGGTTCTATTCGTGCCGGAAAAACAGTATCGATGGCTCTTTCCTATGTTATGTGGGCAATGGAATCATTCGAAGGTGAGAACTTCGGTATGTGCGGGAAAACAATTGGTTCGCACCGTCGTAACGTTATAACGCCCCTCAAGAAGATGTTGAAGTCTCGTGGGTATAAGGTTAAAGATCACCGCAGTGAAAATATGCTTACTATTACTAAAGACGGTGTGACAAACTTCTTTTATATTTTTGGTGGTAAAGATGAAAGTTCCCAGGATTTGATCCAAGGAATTACTGCCGCTGGCATGTTTTTTGATGAAGTGGCACTTATGGTACAAAGTTTTGTTAACCAAGCAACAGGCCGTTTGTCTGTAACTGGTTCGAAAATGTGGTTAAAATTAGCCACGCTACATAGTGATATGTAGTTTAAAACTCGGTGAACTGGTAAATACCAGGTGTGCCTAAATGGTGCTAACGGTGAAAATCTAAAACAAACCAATTTTAATTGCAATCCTTTTGTAGTAAAATAATACCAAAGGGGTGGTTGCAATGAACAATCATATTAAAGGTTATGTTTACATGTTGATTTCTCCAAGTGGAAAAGAGTATATAGGAAGAACTATTGATATAAAAAGAAGGGTAAATAATTATAAAACCCGTTGTAATTACGTAGAAACTCCAATTTATCAAGAAATAAAAAAATACGGTTTTGATAACTTTCAACTTGATATATTAAAGGAAATCACAGGAGAAAGGGAAGAAGTCGAAGAACAACTAAATAAATTAGAGGGATGCTATATTGCGAAACATAGAACTTCTGAAATAGGCTTGAATGTAAGGAACTTCGACGGGAAAATACGAACCTATACTCTGAAAGATTCTACTAAAGAGAAAATGAAAAGGTCGCAAACAGGAAGGAAGCATTCGTTAGAATCTCGACAAAAAAGAGCAGGAGAGAACGCCTACCAATCAAGAAAAGTCCATTCAGAAAAATTAGGTGAAACTTTCAATTCTTTAAGAGAAGCTGCTAAATACGCAGGACTAACAAACGGATGTAAAATTTCTGAGTTTATTAGTGGGAAAAGGAAGTCAGCGGGTAAACATCCAAAAACAAAAGAACCTTTAAATGATTGGAAATTTGTTTGATATGACAATACCGTGCCAAGCCATAGGGGAAACCATTTGGAAGGTGTAACGACTAAGATATACAGGCTAAGGAAGCGACTAACGTCGCTTTTTTCTATGCTTATGAAATCTGTACTCATAAGGTGTAATTCCTTATGGGGAAGCGCCGAGCATCTCTAGAATGAGATGAAGATATAGTCTATTCCCCTAATAAATATCGGGAAACCGAGGGTATAAAAGTTAACTGTAACCCTGCAGGACCGTATCACTGGTTTAAAGAGAAGTGGTTGGATCAAAAGAAAGAAAAAAATCTACTGCACCTTAAATTCTCTATGGATGATAATTTGTCATTAGATGAGAAGACGAAAAGAAGATATCACCGTATGTATAGTGGTGTTTTCTATCGGAGATATATTAAAGGTGAATGGGCAGCTGCTTCTGGACTTATCTTTGATATGTTTGATGAGAAACTACACAAAGTTGATTCTGTTGATCGTAATTACGTTGAATACTATGTGTCCTGCGACTATGGTACGCAGAACGCTATGGCGTATGGATTATGGGGTAAATGTATTGAAGAAGGCGACAAAGAAGTATGGTACAAAATCAAGGAGTACCATTATAGTGGCCGTGATGCAGAGAAGCAGAAAACAGATCAGGAATACTACGAAGACTATGAGGAATTCGTTGGTGATTTGCCAATTAAAGGAACAGTAGTTGACCCCTCGGCTGCTTCGTTTATCGCTGTATTGATGCGTAATAAGAGGAAAGTATATAAGGCTCGTAACAATGTGAAAGAGGGAATTGGAAACGTTGGTATAGCGCTTAATACAGGCAGAGTATACTTTAACGATTGTTGCGTTGAGACTTTTAAGGAGTTTGCTTCTTATATATGGGATGAAAAGGCAATCCAACGCGGTGAGGATAAACCACTTAAAGAGAATGACCATCACATGGACGAAACGAGATACTTCACTAACACGATTATATTTGGATTACGTAAAAAGAAGAAAAAGAAATGAGGTGAAGCAACTTAATGACAAAGAAAAGGAAAGTTAGTGCAAAGGTAATTAAGGCAGCAGGGACAAGTACTCAAGTATTATCTCGCCAACAGGAGTACGAGAATGAGAAGAACGCAGTTAATGATATTATCGAACCGCCTTATAGAATTGAAGATTTGCAGCAGATTAGGGAAAATAGTACGATTCTAGGGCAGTGTATTGATGCGTATAAGCGTAATATTGCTGGATTTGGTCATGAGATGAAGTATAAGCAAGGTGATATTAAAGAAACGACAGAGATGAAAACGGAATGGTCCTTTGTGAATGATGAGGTAATTCCTTTCTTTAGTTTCGACAAACCGTTTAAAGAAGTTCTTGAGACAAGTATCGACGATAGAGAAACCACAGGCAATGGATATATTGAAGTGATTCGTAATTTCGATGGGAAACCTGCTGAATTAGTAAATATGTTGTCGCAGTACATGAGGGTCACACGTAAGGATGATAAACCTCAAGAGGTTACTTATACCATTAACGGAAATGAAGTTAAAAGAAAAAAACTATTTCGTCGCTATGTGCAGCGAGTAGGAAATACTGACACGTACTTTAAAGAATTCGGGGATCCACGCTTCTTGAATAAAGAAACTGGCCAATTTGGTACTTCTACATTTGGCGAAAAAAACGCCACTGAAGTAATACAACTGAAGATAGGGAATGGCCCTTATGGTATCCCACGTTGGGTATCGCATGTTGTTCATATGGTAGGAGCTAGGAAGGCAGAGGAATTAAATCTACGCTATTTCAAACAAGGGCGTCATATTCCGATGGCTATCTTGCTGAAGAATGGGATTTTATCAGAAGAAAGTGAAGCGGCTCTAACTGATTATGTTTCGAATGTTGAAGGTGAAGATAATCAACATAAATATCTGCTACTACAAGTGGAAAGTGCTGAAGAGGGTATTGTAGGTGATACTCCAACGTCAGTGGATATCGAGCTTAAATCACTAGCAGATATCCTGCAAAATGATGCTCTATTTCTTGAATATGATGAGAAATCACGCCAAAAAGTACAATCAGCATTTCGTTTACCAGACGTATATGTAGGTTATATTCGCGACTTTAACAGAGCAACTGCTGAATCTGTACGAGAGATTACAGAGGAGCAGGTATTTGAACCGGAACGAAGCGCTTTAGAATTTATTATTAACAATGTGCTGCTACTTCCATATGGATTAAAATACGTATACGTAAACCTACGAAAATCAGAGATCAGTAACACGGAGGATATGGTTAAAACCATTGAGGTGCTTGCTGATAAGGGTGGTTTAACATTCCAGGATATACGCAATATTGCTGGCAATATGCTAAATAAAGAGTTCTCAGATTATGATATTCCTGAAGCGGATCAACCAGTTGCTTTAGTTTTAGAAAGACATCGTAAGGTAAGTGGTTGGGAGGAAGGGTTAAGTGAGAAGCTACAAAAATCAGCTGGTGGTAATGCTAAGGAAGAACTCGTAAATGTAATGAAAGATGTACGAGATTTATTGGAGTCGATGCAAGATGCAGAAGATTGATAAACTGCTAGATTCATTAAATGAGTGGATAGAGAAAGCTGATACTGGTGATTTTACAGATTCATTGCCTGATGATCTGGAAGTATTGGACATGTTACCGGGATACGTTGAGGACTTCGAAAAGGAAGTTGCCAAGCTACTTCGGAAGCAGAAGAAGTACATTGTTGATGGAATTAAGAACTATACGAAAAAGGATGCTATCGAAAAGGGTATCACGATAAAGGATGTTATTAACTTTGTTACTGGCAGTCTATTTGGAGGTGATACATTCGCTAAAAGTTTGAGTAAAGCAGCGAGGAAGTTCCTTAATTACACGATGAAGGATATGACGAAAGCTTTCATGGATGCAATTGATCCTGATATTCAGTTTAATGTCTTCTCAAAACGCACTACAAAGTGGATTAATAGTTGGTCTGATGAATTAGGTAAGTTAATGCAGATTAACTCGCAAAAAGCGGTAGAGCGTATTTTAAACGAGGGATTAGAGAAAGGGAAAGGTATTCGTGAAATAGCAAGAGAGCTTGCGAAGCTACCGGAATTCGACCGTAAAAGAGCAAAGACAACAGCGCAGACAGAGGTCCTCGCAGCATGTTCTGCTTCTCAATTTGAATCATATCGCCAATCCCCTGCTGTAATAGGTAAGAAGTGGCGTCATAGCGGTACAAAGAACAATCGACCTCGTGACAATCATGTGGCTTATGACGGTACAACGGTTCTGGTAGAGGAAGAATTTGAGCTCCCCGGTTCTGGAGAACGGTGTATGTTTCCTCGTGATAGTTCGTTAAGTGGGCGTGAAAGAATTAACTGTAAATGTATTATGTCCCCTGCCGTAGATAACAATATATTAGGCCTATCTGAAGAAGAGAAACAGAAGATGAGGGAAGAAACTTTGAAGGAGTTGAACATGAAATGAAGACTTCTAAAATTAAGCTGATTCATATTTGAAAGGGGGTGAGTAAATGCCAAGAAAACTAAAAAACGTGGATGTAAGCTTTGTTTCTATTGTGGATAAAGCTGCAAACAAAAAGAAATTCTTCTTAACGAAAAGTGAACAGGAACCAACGTTTGAAAAAGAAGTCAAAATTATTAAAGGTGAAGACGAAGAGCAAAAACTTGTATATGGAATTGTATACTCTCCTGGCAGCGCGGATGATCCAAACACTCATGACGCACACGGGGATTTCATGACTGCGGAAGAAATAGAAAAATCCGCTCATAATTTTATTGCGAAGTATCGTAATATCGACACTCAACATGATTTTAATGCAGGAGCAGGAAAAGTAGTAGAAAGTTATGTAGCTCCTGTTGATATGGAAATAAATGGTGAAATAATCAAAAAAGGTACATGGGTACTGGTGACAGAAGCAACCGATGAGATATGGAAAGATATTAAAGATGGGAAAATGACAGGTTATTCCCTTGCAGGAGTTGCCGAGACAGGATTAATTGGGGAAGAAGTAACTAAAACTGAAGAGAAACAAATGAAGTCCTTCTTCCAATTGGTGAAGGGCTTTTTTAGTGGGCAAAAACAGACTGAAGTTGTGAAAGATGCTGATGATGAAGCAACATTCCTTTTCGCAGTAGAAAAAGCTGGTAAGAAAATCAGTAATGTGAACATGTCCGATATCGATGCAGCTATTGATTCGTTAACAAATCTAAAAACACGCGTCGCGCCGTCAACAGAAGGTGCAGGAAGTGAGGAAGATAATATGGAGTTTAATCAAGAACAGTTAGAAAAGACATTAGCATCCGCAGTAGAGAAAGCAGTGAATCCAATTAAAGAGGAATTAGCTTCTGTTAAAAAACATCTTAATATCGACAAGGAAAAAACAGAAGAAGATATTAGAGTAGAAAAAGCTGTTGAAGCTGCTACTGCTCCTCTACGTGAAGAGATTGAAACGTTGAAAAAATCTCAAGGCGTTAGCAATCAACAAGATACTGATGTTGTTGAAAAAATTGAAGTCAAAAAATCTGTATGGAATGGCTTACTGTAAGCCTGAAGGAGGAAAAGGTATATGACACTTAATAACAAAACAATTATTGAAAAAGCAGACGTTACTCTTGCCACATTGGCTAGTGGTGGTTTAATGAATCCTGAACAAGCTGATACATTCTTACGTATGGTGCAAAACTCCCCTACTATTTTAAAGGATTCGCGCTTTATTCAAATGGCTTCAGACACACTTAAAATTGAAAAGATTGGCTTTGGTTCCCGTATTCTTCGTCCTGGCGTTGAAGGTGTACCTTTAAAAGACTCTGATCGCTCTGCTCCATCAACTAGTACAATTACGTTAAATGCCAAAGAAGTAATTGCTGAAGTGCATATTACTTATGATACATTGGAAAACAATATTGAGGGTGGGAATCTTCAAAATACAATCATGCAGATGATTGCAGATCGTGCTGCATTAGATATTGAAGAATTAATTTTGAATGGTGATATAGCATCTACAGATCCTTATTTAGCTTTATTAGATGGTCTGCGTAAACAAGCAACTTCGCATGTTGTAGATGGTGCTGCAGGTGCATTTACTAAAGATGTATTTAAGAAAGCTTATAAAGCTGTTCCTGCTAAATACCTGCGTAACCCTAAAGATTGGAAGTTTTACACATCACATGGTTTAGAAATTGAATGGAAAGATCAAGTTGCAATGCGACAAACTAACTTAGGGGATGTTTCACTTCAAGGTGGTTTAGCTTCTGCTTATGGTGTTCCAGTAGAGGGGATTGCTATGTTACAGCCATATAATGATGGAGCCAATACTGTATCTGATATTTTATTAACTCTTCCTAAAAATATTGTGACAGGTATGAGCCGTAATATTCGAATTGAAGTGGATAAGGATATTCGCGCTCGTAAATTCATTATTGTTTTAACTGCGAAAGTTGATGTGAAGTTCGAAGAGGAAGATGCAGTGGCAAAGGTTATCAAAGTTAAGGAGTGATGACTTTTGAATTACTATGCTAAATTAATAGTCGGGAAAACATATGATGTCCATGAACGTCTATTTTTATTGGGGCAAGAAGAGAAGGTTACAAAGAAAACGTACGATTACCTAAGTGGTAACGAACAATTTGAAGTTCGAAAAGAAGGTAGTAAATCAAAAGGAGAGGAGTGATAAGTATGGTGATTATTACTGCTCGAGAATTAATAGATTACACTGTACTGCCTGATGTAAAGAAACGTCCTGTTTCTCTATTGGAGCAGGACATACTTGAGGCAGAAACAGAGATTAATAATATTCCTAATATAGCTAATTTCGCTGATCAAACGAAATTCCCAGTAATTCCTGAAGTGGTAAAGTTAGCTTGTAAAAAGTTAGCACAGTATTATGCGTATACAAACGCTGATACTACTGCAATGAAGGGGATTAAGTCTGAAAGTGTTGGTAGTGGAGATTATTCATATACAAAGGATAGCTCTAGTATCACTAAACCTGATGTGCTTAATTTATTAAAAGGGTTTATACCTAACGTTGGAAAGAATAAAGTCACGTTCAAAATGAGGACGATTTAATGTCTCTACAAGTAATGATGGCCCATAAATGCGATATTTACCACTTGCAGAAGGAAACAAAGCTAGGGAAGTACGGGCAACCAGGAGAAGAGGTTTATTCTTACAAGGATAGTCCTGATGTAGCAGAACAAAGCTGCTACTTTATAGAAAGCACAACTGCATCTGTACAATCAGCACCAAACCAATTAAATAACCAAGAAATCCGAGTATTATTTATGCCGGATGCTGATGTTAAGCATAATGACAAAGCGATTAAAAAAGATACGAATGTCACTTACTATATACGAAATCCCTTTCCAGTAGCGAATCCACGTACTGGTGAGGTTTCACATATAAAAGCCATAGCAGAGAGGAAGAGTGAGCCATGGCTAGCCAAATAACGACTAGAGGGTTCCACGAATTCAGTGCTAAGTTGAATCGTATGGCGAACGGGTTAGATCAGAACGTCGCTTTATGGCTTGAAGCTAGCGGTTTTCAATTTCTAGAAGAAGTACAAAATCAAATCATTTCTTTAGGGGTTGTTGATACTAGGAGACTGCTAAATTCGTTTGATAAGGGCGGAGATGGGAACGTATGGCGTTCCTCTGATGGCGGTTTAGTATTAGAGGTGGGGACAAATGTGGAATATGCGAAGCTTCAGAATGATGGATGGCAGCAGGTAAGGAGATTCGTCCCGGGAAGATGGGAAGGGCATAATTTTGAATATGATCCGCATGCACCAACTGGAATGATGCTTACTGCTAAATTCATAGAAGGTCGTCCTTATTGGGAGAATGCAATAGCAATCTATGAGCGTATGTTCCAAACTGCCTTTGACCGGAAATTCCGTCAGTGGGTGAATGGAGGTTAGGTTATGTACGCACAGATACACGGTTCTATGAAGGCTTTTGTCTTCGATAACTTGCCACCAGGTACACTTTCTTATCATGAGCAGGTTCCAGAAGAAATACGGGTACCTTCAGTGTACTTCCAGCACTTATCAACGAATGATTTGAAAAATACAAAGGATACATTCACCTTACTGTACACAATGACAGTGAGGTTTTTTAATGCAACGACAGAGGAAGCTATGAATCTATCTGATGAGATTGCAAACTTAATTAGACGTAGCGGTTACACAGTGAATCTTCGCAATGAAGATGGAAGTGAATCGCCTGATGCCGTCTATTTAAGAAGAGTGACTACCGCCCCAGTTGAAGTCGGTTCAGCGCAATTAACAATGATTTTTGAATACCAACAAACTTACTTGAATTAAGGAGTGTGAATGTATGGCTGGCACAACTGAAACAACACCTACTGTGAAAAATAAAATGTATCGTGGTGACGAATATATTATTGCTGCGATGATAAAGGATCCAGCAAATCCAACAGCAAAAAAATTAGTACGTCCGTTTGATCAAAACGAAGAATCTCACAGTATTGAAGCAGATGAGATTGAAGCAGAGTCGAAAGATAGAACGATTAATGACTACGGCAAAGTATCTGAGACTCGTTCATTTGGTTGTACGTTATCAGAGGGTGACGTGTTCTATCCAGCTGCAAAAGCTGCTATTCGAAACAAAGAGTACATTGAGATCTATGAAATTAATAAGCGTACAAAAGAAGCAGAAATCGGCAATTACATGCTGACTTCTTTTGAGAGATCATCTTCTACTGGTGAATTTGTTTCTTATTCAGTAGAGACAAAGCTTTCTGGTACAACACGTACAGAAACATTGACTGAAATTCCTAAAGGTGCAGGAGAATAACGGGCGGTTTTTACCGCTTCTTTTTAAATTTGAAAATAACATCCAATCAAAAGGAGATTGATATATATGCGTTTTGAAATTAAAGGGAAAGAACACGAATTAAAACTTACTTACAAAACAATTGCTGAGCTAAACAAGAAATATAAAGGTGGCGCACAAGAAGTTATTGGAGCTTGTTTACAAGGTGATTTAGATATGTTTGAAGACGCTATTTACTTTGGATTAATGCATACAGGTGAAGGAATTACTAGAGAGCAAGTTGTTACTGAAATTGAAAAACAATTCGAAGCAGAGAAAATCTCACAAGAGTTCATTGATGAAGTTCTTAACGAAGTAGTAGCAGATAATTTTTTCTACAAAGCGACAACGAAGAAACTAAAAACACGAATGAAGAAACAATTGGTAGCGAAGAATCCGGAACTGAAAGAGATGGCGGACGAGATGTACGGGACGGACGAAGAACAACCGACTTTACTAGAGAAGAACTAGACAAGGTACAGCAAGATGGATTTAGATACTTAGGTTTATTACCAAGTGAAGTAATGAACCTTTCTCCTCGTGAGTTTCAAAACATGATGACGGGGAGAAATGAACAATATCTAGATGAATTGCAAACTTACAGCATATTCGCTCTCATGATGCGGTCTGTTTATCACAGCAATCCGAAGAAAACGATGAAACCTAAGGATTTATTCGACAGAACGAAAATGGTTACTGATGAACAAAAGAAAAAATCTATAGAGGATCTTGCGATGAAAGCAGAAGAAAACATGCAATTCTTACAAAATCTCAACTTCGGTTGATTGAAAGGTAGGTGAGATTTTGGCGACACAAGAAGAATTAGTAGTTCAATTTAGAGCTGAAACAGATCAGATACGAAGAGAAATGGCTGCTATGCAAAATCAGTTAAATGATTTTGTTAGAACAACAAACAGTACATCTCGTGAGTATCGAAGTAGTATCGAAAATATGGGTGATGCGAATAGCGAATACAGTCAACGTTTAAGGCAATTAAAAGCAGAACAACGGGAAGCTATGAGACCGCACATTGAAGAATTAAAACGGACGGAATTGGCATATCTGGATGCTGCTATGGGTATGGAGACATATACAGGTAGTGCCCAAGACTTAATAGCGCAGGTTAACGAAATAGGTAAAGCTGAAAAAGCTGCAAATGATGAAATAATGAAACTTGACAGAACGATGCAAGCAAGTATGTTACAGACCATCGGTATGATGAATAATATGTCTACAACTTCAAGCAAATTACGTAATGATCTAAGAAGGATGGGTAATCCGTTATATAGTTTATCTCATGGAGCTCTAGCGGCTACAGATGCAATTGAGAGGATGGCTAACAGAGGATCAGCAGCACAATTAGCATTAGAATTTTTAGGACCTAATGCAAGCGCTAAAGAGTATGCTGATAAAATCAAAGATATAAATATAGGATTAATGCGAATGCAAATGGTTGCGCTCGCTGCTGCTATTTCTTCAGTGTTATTATATGGCGCATTGCACAAGGCTAACATGGAAATGAATCCAAAATATGCTGAAGCATATACAAATATGTTAGAAAAGCTATCTGAAGCCTTTAATCCGATGAAAGAAGCCTTTGCAGCGGTTATGATACCTGTTTATAAATTCGTAACCGCGATAGCAGAATTAATTATTAAATTTAATGAAGCGCACCCAGTTCTAGCTAAATTCATCCAAGGAACTATGATGTTAGTTCCAGCCTTAACACTGATACTCGCCCCTTTAGCGGTTGGTGTTGGACTTCTAAAAGGATATAGAGCAGCCTTATTCTTAGTTTGGCAAATGGTAAAACCATTGGCTTTAGGGTTAGCAGTCGTCAGCCCTGTAGCTTGGGCAGTAGCGGCGGCTTTGGCTGGATTAGCCGTCGGAATAAGTTATGCATATAAAAATGTAGAACCGTTTAGAAAGGCCGTTAATAACTTAGGTAAAGCGATAAAAGGTTTTGCACAGTTGATATTTGGAGATCCGATTAAAGGACAAGATTTACTTTATTCCATAGGTATTGGCGACGATACGATTCAGCTTATTAATAAACATGTTGATATGATTAAGAAACCGTTCATTCAATTGTCTAGTATTATCAAGGGTTTCTCCGCGGGGTTACGAGGTAATACAGATGCAGCAATGGAAATTATGAAGGCTACAGGAATTTCTGAAGAAACAGCTACCAAAATAGCTAATGCAGGTGATAAAGTTCGCCATAATTTAAATGCTACAGGAATGCTTTTAAAAGCCTTTGTGCAAGAAGTGAAGAAACAAGGTAGTGCTGATGTTGATTTGTTAAGGGCTGCCGGGATATCAGACAATGCTATTAATGCTTTTACAAAAGCGGGAGCGAAGGTAAATCATAACTTAAACTCAATTAAATTATTATTAAAAGCATTCGGACAAGAAGTGAAGGCTGGTGGTACAGCTGATATCGACTTGCTTGTTGCAGCTGGAATCCCTATTTGGGCAATCGAGAAGGTTGTCTCTTTTGGTCGTGCTCTTAATAGTGCACTAAATACTGTAAAAGCAGTCATTAAAGGTTTTATGGCATCGTTGGCTGGTAATAGTGACAATGGTGCAGAAATTATGAAAGCTACGGGGTTAAATGATAATTTAATTACGATGATTTTAAACTTCGGTGAAAGGTTACGGGAGACTTTCGCTAGTATTAAAGAAGCTGTAGTTAGTGCTTTCCATGGAGATTTCACGCAAATAACGGACTTGTTCGCTAAATTAATACCTAGTATCATCGCAATCTTACTTGGCGGAGTCCCTGGATTAGTGATTGGGATTTCAACGTTATTTGCTCATATGGCAGATGCATTTGGAGTAAGCGGAGAAGTGTTGGTTCAAAAGTTCGGAGAGATAATGAATACGCTTGTCTCAACGTTTACCACTTTTGTTTCAACCCAGTTGCCGGTGTTTCTAGAGCAAGGTGTAAAAATAATAGTAGGTATTGTCCAAGGAATTACACAAGCTCTTCCTCAAGTGGTAACTGTAATTTCTCAGATAATCACAACATTTGTCACAACCTTAACGACATTATTACCGCAAATAATAATTATTGGTATTTCATTAATTCAAACATTAGTATCTGCAATGATTGAGGCGTTACCTCAAATGATCAATGCGTCGATTCAAATAATAAATGCATTAGTCCAAGGGATCACGCAGATGCTACCATTAATTATTGATGCCGGAATGCAAATTATAACAACGTTAGTACAAACAATAATCCCGTTAATCCCGCAATTAATAGACGCAGGGATCCAAATTTTAATGGCCCTCATCAACGGGATAATTCAGATATTGCCACAACTAATCGACGCGGCAATTCAAATACTAACGACGTTGATGAATGCTATTGTTCAAAACCTCCCGTTAATCATCGATGCCGGAATGCAAATTCTAAATTCAGTGATTCAAGGTATAATTCAAGTTTTCCCGCAACTAATAGATGCAGCATTGCAAATCATTACACAATTTACGGACGCCATCATTCAGAATTTGCCGCAAATTATCGAATCGGGGATACAGATTCTAACCAAGCTTATTGAAGGGATCATTCAAGTTCTCCCACAAATTGTTGATGCAGTTATAAAAATAATCAATAAATTTACAGAAATAATTGTCCAGAATCTATCCCAGATTATAGATGCTGGTGTTCAAATTTTGACGAAATTAATTGATGGGATTATTCAGGTGCTACCTCAATTGGTTTCTGCTGCAATTAGACTTATGGCTGAACTGCTTAAAGCAATTATTCAACACTTACCAGAACTACTTTCTGCAGGTAAAGATCTAATTGGCGCTCTAATAGATGGTGTTCTAAGTTTACTTGGAGAGGTATTTAGTTCGGGGGTAGAAATTGGTGGGCAATTATTAGATTCATTAGGTGATGTTAATTTATTCGACATCGGCGTTAACATCGTTGAGGGTTTAATTGGCGGTATTGGTTCTATGATTGGATCGGCTGTATTAGCAGCAAAAGAACTCGGTAGTAGTATTGCTGGCGCTGTATCAGGAATATTGGATATCCATTCTCCTTCCCGTGTTATGAGAGACTTGGGGATTTATACAGGACAAGGTTTAGTTAAAGGTATTAGTTCTATGGAAAGTCCAGTATATCGGGCAGCAAAGACAATGGCTGAATCTGTTAAAGATGCATTTGATTCATTATCTGAAGGAATATCACTTGGTGATGTTTCTATGGGAGTTGTATCAGGTCCCTCAATTCCAATGGTTTCTGCTGGATACACAACACCTGCCAATGCTTCAAGGGTTTCAGCAATTTCTAATTTTGGACAAGGTGCTGTAAGTAAAAACCAAAACGGAAGCAATACAAGTGAATTGGATGTACAAACAACAAATAAACAACCGGCTTATATTAATGTACAATTTGGCAAACAAGAATTCTCAAGATTTGTTGATGATATTACAAGTCAGCAAGAGGCTGTTAAAGAACGTAAACAAGCGTTCTAGGAAGGAGGGAGTAAACTGCTTATTTTTAATGGTATCGATTTAGAAAATCAGTTTACAAATAAAGATAATGACGGTTATCTTTTGGTAGGAATACCAAAAGGTCGCGGTGTGATGAGTGATGAAATAAGCAGGATTACTACCCAGAATCGGCCTGGATCCCGCTATGTGAAAAAGAGAAACCCAGAAGTGCCCCTTGAAGTAGAAGTTACTCTTAAAGGGGCCTCTTCTTTTGATTTAAGAAAACGCCTAAACGAATTGAATTCTATATTAGATACAGAAGAAGAGGTACCGATTGTATTTGCAGATGAGCCCGAAATGACGTATTACGGTATGAAAGAGTCTGTGGAGGAACTATTGGAAACAGATAGACTTTACCAATGCAAGATAACTTTTATTTGTACGTCAGCATTTAAATTAGGTGCACAACAATCTGTAAAAGCGAAAATAGAAAGTAATAATTTACTTAAAGCCGTAGTGACTAATGTAGGATCAAAGTTTGCTGATCCAAAATTTAAGATACAAGTAGAGAACCCTTCTACATTTATCGATATTGTAAATGAAAATGGAAATCAGCATTTCCGTATTGGATATCCAGTTAAGGTAGATGAAACACCAATAAGCCGGTATGAATTGGTTATGCATGATAAAGCGAATTCTTTAGTGGGCTGGACGGAAGTAGGAAAAGACTTTGTTTCAGACTACGGAATCGTAGCAGGGAAAATGATCGCAGACGGCGCACGTTTTATGCCATCAGATTACGGTCAAGGTCAATATTGGCACGGACCCGCAGTGAAAAAAAGTATCACTGGAGGTCCATTACAAGATTTCACGCTTGATGCAATAGTCGAATGTCGGAACTTAAATCCTGCAACTATGGGACGTGTAGAACTTTATTTATTAGACGAAAGCAGCGTTGTAGTCGGAAAAGTAGGTATGTTTGATGCGTATAGAAATTCTAGCGAGAATTTCGGTGAAGTCATAGTAGGAAACGGTGACTACAATCATAGGATTATAGCGGAAACTGGTTATTATCGTACAACATGGAATAATTTTTATGGTCGTCTACACATTGCGCGGGTAGGGAACTATTGGCAAGGTGATATTGCTTTAATCGATGAAAAAGGAAATTATCATACGGAAAAATTTGCCCAATGGTACGATACGGGCAATAGCTTTATGAAAAAGGTTGCGCAGATTGTTGTGCATATATGTGCATTTAACGATGCGTTTCCGCTGACTGCAGCTGTGCACGATATTAAAGTGCAAAGAGTAAATAGCAATACAGAACGTCAAATCCCCTACATTGTTCAAAAAGGAGACGTTGTAGAAATTGATTCATCGGATGCCAGTATTCGTATTAACGGCGCGGATGCAATTAATATAAAAGACTTTCTGAGTGACTATATACGTATTGAAAAAGGGAAAAACGATTTAACTGTTTTTCCAAATAACATAGGTCAAGTAGAGGTCACGTATAGGGAGCGTTATCGATGAATAAAACAAATAATCTACTACACATTGTGGACTTTAAAACAGAGCAAATCATTGGTGTTATACAAGAAAAAAACTATTGGAACGATATCCGCCAGTGGGAGCTCAAAAATAATATAGACCAATTAGAGTTCAATACAATTGACGGAACAAAAATATCGGCAGCTCTTGTACAGCAAAATCTTATAGTAAAACAAACTAGAGATGGTACTTTTGTTTCGTATGTTATTACAGAAGCAGAACAAGATGCAACAGACCGTTCAAAAAAAATTCACGCACTCGGGGAACATACAAAGCTAAAGAAAGCAGCAGTAATTAAACCACAAACGTTACAAGCTACTACAGTCAATGAATCTACAGATTTTGCTTTACAAGGTACAGAGTGGAAACGTGGGATTACGGAGTACGGTGGTGTGCGGACTATTCCTATTAAAGATTTCACAAATCCGCTTGATTTTTTAAAACAAATCGCATCTGCTTTTGGACTTGAGATTCGTTTCAGAATAGAAATACGAGGTTCTTTTATTGTCGGTCGTTATGTAGATTTAGTAAAAAAAGTTGGCCGTGACAATGGGAAAGAATTCGTGCTAGGAAAAGATGTACAAGGCATCCGTCGTATTGAGAATAGCCAAAATGTAGTAACTGCTCTTGTGGGTGTTGGTCCATCTAAAGAAAATCCTGATACTGGGAAAGAAGAGTTTCTAACATTTGAAGATATTAATGGTGGAAAGTTGTACGTAGGTAATAATGATGCATTACAACGCTGGTCGAAAGACGGCAAGCATTTATTTGATATTTATTCACCGCAAACAGAAGATCAAGATATGACAAAGCAACGACTCAAACAGTTAACTGAAGCAGAATTAAAGAAGCGAATTAATAGTTCTACTTTATATGAAGTTGATGCAGTTGCACTTGAAAAAGTGTTCGGTTTATCTCATGAAGCGGTTCGTAAAGGAGATACGGTACGAATAAAAGATACAGGGTTTAGTCCACCACTTTTCTTAGAAGCTAGGTTAATCGCAGCTGATGAATGTGACACTGATCCATCAAAAGATAAATATATCTTTGGTAACTATCGTGAAATTGCAGATACACGAAGCCTTATCGATAGGTTATACGCACAAATCATGGGTAGCTTATCAAATAAAGCATCTAAAGAATTACTAGATACGTTAGATAAAAAGCTTCAAGAAAACGTAAAAGAAACAGAAGTCATTCGAAAAGAATCGGAAGCAGCAAAGAAAATTGCTGAACAAGTGGCTGAAAACTTGAAGAACAATACCGTTGATATTATTGAAGGCGTAAATCCACCAACAGAAAACTTAAAAGATAGAAAAACGTTGTGGCAAGATATCAGCAAAGGAAAGCCTGGTATTCTGAAGTTGTGGAAGGATGGTAAATGGGATCCTGTTGTTCCTGATGTGGAATCCGTTAAGAAAGAAACATTGGAACAAGTGAGCAAAGATATTGAGACCACAAAAAGCGAATTAAATGAAAAGGTTCAAGAAGCACAAAAGCAAGTAACAGGGCAATTTAATGAAGTGAAGGAAAGCTTACAAGGTGTTAGTCGTACCATTTCTGATGTGCAAAATAAACAGGGTGAAATTGATAAGAAGGTAACGAAGTTTGAGCAGGATGCTAACGGGTTTAAATTATCCATTGAATCGTTAACTAAAAAAGATACTGATATCAACAATAAATTAAATACAGTCGAGCAGACTGTGGAAGGTACAAAAAAGACAATATCTGATGTGCAACAAACTGCAAATGATCTGAAGAAAACAACAACTGAAATTAAAGAGCAAGCAGGCAAGATTAGTGAGAAGTTAACAAGTGTAGAAAAGCAAGCAAATACTCTAACAAATAAAACAACTGAGATTGCAAAAAGTGTGGATGGAATCAGAGAAACAGTAACAAAAGTAGAAAATAATCAGGGGGGATTTGATAAGCGTGTAACAGCAGTAGAGAAAAACGTTGAAGGTTTTTCTCAAAATGTTAGTAAGTTACAAGAAACACAAACGGCACAAGGTAAACAGATTTTTGACGCTCAATCTACAATCAAACAACATTCTGACGCGCTTGATATGACCTTGAAAATGAAAGATGTTGAGAACTATGTAGGCGGTCTTGGATCTATTAATGAGATTCGTGACGCTGGTTTTACTCAAGGGAATAAATACTGGGGTTGGGCTACTGGGCACTCTATAGATACTAACCTAAAGTACAAAGGATACAATTCATTTTCTATGCACACTACAGGACAAACCCAGGATGTATGGTGGGGTGCTTTTAGTCAATTTATAGATTGTTCTCCTAATGAAGATATTGTTATTTCTGCTTACGTTAACACTGATGGAAAAGTTCCTATTGATAATGGTGTATTTATCGAGATGGAGTTTTGGCAATCGAATAAAACAACCCGAATTTCAACTGCTAGGGAAAGAGTTCAAATCATTACTAATACTTGGGTCAGGGCTATTTGTACAGCTAAAGCTCCGGCAGGAACTGGATTTGTAAGGTTTCGACCATACGTACAAAGAAATGGTAGAGCTTGGTTCTGTATGCCTATGCTGCAGCGAGGTAAAGTCGCTACAGAATTTTGGTTACATCCGAAAGATCAAACTGATGCTGATAAAATGATTGAAGATATTGCTAATAGAGTAGCTACTAAGGATTACGATAAAAAAGTAACAGAGTTAGAAAGAAGTATCAGCGCTACTGAAAAAGGCGTTTCAATTATTAGTGGAAAACAAGAAACGTTTATAAATGAGACGTATAATGCCTATGTAAAGAAAACAGAATCTAGGTTAGAAGTGTTAGATGAAGGGATTCTAGCACAGATTTTAAAGGATGGCATCATGACTTCTATCAATATGTCACCTGGTAAGATTACAATTGATGCCGAAAAACTTAATATTAATGCCGATACAATAGTTAAATGGCTAACAGCAAAAGGAATTGATGCTGATGTTATTAAAATCAGTGGTGATAAAGTAACAATTGATAAGAATGGTATTACAGCAAAAATGGCTGACTTCTTTTTTGAAGATGAGCGGGGACAGAAATTTTCAGTAACACCAAGGAAGAATCTCATTCCAGATCATGACTTTTCACACATTTCTTTTAATACTTTTAATAATTATTTTTTGAAGATTGAATACAGCCCTACATGGAAAATTATGTCTAATCCATATATTGAGAAACCAGTGGTTAACAATTATGAGCCAATGGTTAATCCGATGCGGATAGATTTAGCAAACTGGATTCGATTTACTTTATTTGACGGGGTAAAGCCGGGGAAGAAATACACATTGTCGGCTCATTTCAGAGCAACTACCAATGATAATCGTGTAAACATTACAAACAAGCCAATCATGAGAGCGGTATTCGGTAAATATAACGGTGACACTCCCGTGGAGATTGGACGAGCATCAAAAACTTACGATGCACCAAGCATTCAAACTGGAAAAATAGTAAGATACGCTTTAACCTTCACTGTGCCCAGTAACTATGTAGAAGGAAATGGTTATGTTTATATTGATTTATTTGGCGAGGGGCTCTTAAATAATATGCAAGCAATTGCTGTATCAGGTGTTCAGTTGGTGGAAGGTGACGTTCCTTCCGTTTATTACTGGGATACAACACATGGAGAACTCGTAAACGGAACACTGCCTTTTTCTACAATTGCACTTGGTACAAGAGATAATACAATTCGGTACAATCATGTGAACAAATGGAACTATATGAATGCGCCACTTGAAATTATGAACAATGGTGAAATGATGGCACTAGTTGGAACTGATCGTGCGGGACTTAGTTTTTATCCCCGTGGCGGTGGAGAACGTAGAAGTTACATCGGTCACATTTACAACAATGAAAATAGATTCCGAATTGAATCAAAAGATCCTGTTGCAACGACACAATCAATTGAATGTAATGGGATTAACGTATGTGGTGGATACTTTGGTGCTAATGCAGGTTCTATTCATTATACAAATGGTAGCTTAGGTTTAGGGTGGTATTTCCATGATGGTAGATGGAATTATGTTGATTTCACAAATATGACTTCTAGAACATAGAGAGGGAGATGAGTATGAATCCAGACAAATTTATGCGTCCAATGCCACCTAATGAACAGTCACCATTCTTAGGTAGAGTAGTTGATTTGAAGAAAGGTGAAAATCAAGTCACCGTTAGCATTCCAAACGATATGCTAGAATTTTGCGGTATCAAGGAAGATACAAAAGTTGAAGTTTGGGGACTTCCTGATGGCACGTTGAATATGCGGATTGCTACTGCATGTGACTTGTGTAATAAGGGTGGTAGAGTTTACGAGATTGAGCTTTTCGGTAAAGTAAGTCTTATCTGTGCAGACGATTATGTAAAGCTAACTGGAAAGCCCCCAATGGCTTCTGATGAAGTAACGATTGAACATATTGAAGAAGTAGAAAATAGAATTATAGAAGAAGCATTATCAGCAGATCAGTATTAACTAAATACATGTAAACAAGTAGGGCAGCCATGAGCTGTTTTTAATTTTGAATAAAATACAGCTTTTATAACGAAGAGGAGCGATTTCGCTTCTCTTTTTATTTTGAAACGGGGTGGTCAAAGTGGAAGGGTTACAAGAAGTAAGAAGTGATGTTCAAGAAATAAAGCAAGATATCAAGGACATTCGTTTAGAAATTAAAAGCTTAGAAATGCGAACAACTGGTAACGAAAAGGACATTATCAATATCAACAAACAGTTAGATAAAATTAGCGCTAATACTACCTGGATCTTACGACTTATTGTAGGTGGAATTGTTTTGGCAGCTCTCAATTTCTTCTTGAAAGGAGGTGGTATGTAATGTTTGAAATTACAGTAATGATTGGCATTGTAGTAGGTCTTTCACAAATTGGGAAAATAATTGGATTACAAACAAAATATGTTCCGCTATTGAATGCAACGCTTGGCATTGTGCTAGGCGTTTTATTTTTGGGCGGAGATATCAAAACAAATGTATTTCAAGGAATCATCATTGGGCTGTCAGCAAGTGGATTATTTGACCACACCAAAATTATAAAAAAGGATGTTGATGTAAAATGAAAAAGACATTAAAAAATATTTCTTCTGTAGCATTTTCTGTTATCTTATCTTTATCCATTGCCACAAGCGCTTTTGCTGATAGAACACTTATTATTCCTGATTTACCTAAACAACCATACCGTTATGGCGTGGGTGCATATGAAGGTGTTGTAGCTCATTCTACAGCAACTCCAGAAGCTCCAGCTATTAACATTCAAAAATATGAGTCTCGTACATGGAGAAACGCATTTGTTCACTATGCAGTAGATTGGAATGAAACAGTCCAAATCGCAGATACAAAGTATATTGCATATGGTGGCGGTCCTGCTGCGAATAAACGATTTGTACATGTAGAGTTATGCGAAACAGCGGACTATACAAAATTCAAACGTTCTTATGAAAAGTATGTAAAACTTTTAGCGAAAATTTTAAAAGATAACAAGATATCTGTAGAAAAAGGATTGTGGACGCATAGTGATGTAACGCATCATCTTGGCGGTACAGACCATGAAGATCCAATTGATTACTTAAAGTCTCATGGCGTTTCAGAAGCTCAATTTAGAGCAGATGTACAACGAGCATATAATAATTCTAATGTGGATGTTTCTGTGCCTGAAAGGCCATCTAAACCAGCAGAAGTACCAACAGCAGTAACAGACGGTATCGCCTATATTGAAGGTTACAACGTTAACTTACGTAAAGGACCAGGTACAAGCTATTCTAAAATACGCCAGTTAAATAAACCAGAATCTTATATTGTGTGGGCTGAAAAGGATGGTTGGTTAAATCTTGGTGGAGATCAGTGGATTAAGAACGATCCATCTTATGTAAAGTTTAGTAAGAAAAGTACAGTGGATTTTTCTATTGTAGGGAAACGCGTTGTATCTAAAGTTAACAATCTACGTTTTTATGGTGCTCCATCTTGGCAAGATAAAGATGTTTCTGGTTCTGTAGATGCAGGATTAGGATTTATGATTGATACAAAAGTAAATGTTAATGGTTCACCGCAATATAAAGTTCACAATAGCAAAGGCAAAACATACTATGTAACAGCTAATGAAGCCTATGTGTATGTAAAATAGAAAAACCGGTTCTCTTAATTGAGGACCGGTTTTTCTTGTTTTTCTAATTATCTCCAACGCCATTCTATTTCATTTGAATCAAAGTAAACAGCAGGTATACCAATTCCTTTTAGTTGATTATCTTTTAATATAATCCAATTGTTGTCATCTAAAAAAAGTGGATCCACGTCTTCTAGTGACGGGTTATTTTCATCCACCATTTTGTTTAGAAAATCTTCAAATCCAACGATATTATCAGTAAAGTCAATATGCCCGTACATCCAAAAACCATCACCATTCGCATTTGATATATCACCCAAATGTATATCTTTAAAGTATAGTTTCATAGAAAATGTTCCTCTCATTCCTTAATGTTAAAGTATTTACTAGGAATTTCACCTCTTATAAGGTATTCAGTATCTCTTTTAGTCCAACTTAAAGCGAGATTTTTCCAGTGGTCTGTGGTCGCGGAATCTTGTTTTATCAAACGTTCTATTTGCTTAGGGCTTAAAATAGCAACATCCGTTACTTCACCTTCTCTAATGGCCGTTCTTAAAGCGGGCAAGTTAATGTCGATAATATTTTTCCCGTAGTTACTTGCAACTTGGGGGTGTATAGAAAAACTTGTGTAAGGACTGTTATGTTTTGCACCTCTCCGATATCCTCCTAAGATATGTTCAGTTACAGTTACTTGTCGTCCCTTATACATCCCTTCCTTATTTGCAGGCATCAAGTTTCCGTTCTCTCCGATATGTGGTTTGCCAATTCCATTTGGTCTTGTTGCTGATTTTAGGTAGTCTTCACCTCGTAACAGGTTTTTGCTTTCTAATGCAGCTTGCGTCATCTTAACCCCTTTACCAACTTTAGCAAGTTTTCCGAATGGTGTAAGGCCGGCTACAGCCATGACACCTGCCCCAGCACGTTCCCACCCCGAAAGTTTTTCGCCGGTAGATGGATCAATACCATCCCAAGCACGACGAACATCATATTCACCACTTATTTCACCAGTAATATCTCTAGCTAATTTTTTACCATCAAAGCCATTCTCTTCAGAAGATGGTTTACCACACATTGCACCTTCTTCAATTGAATTATCAGCCTGAGGATTTCTATTTTCTGCAATCGTTTGAATAGAAGCCGCCCAATCCATATTCAACCCTTGTGTACTAAACGTCCCACTTGCAGGACTAAAGCCTTTGCCACTTTGAACCTCCGCAAGACCTTGTGCGATACTCGCAGCTAGTTGGAGTGCGGTATCATAATTACTACTAGAAGTATAATTGAATTCATGCAGATGTTCTAACTTTTCTTGAAGCTTCTGTCTCATAGCATAATAAATTGGTATCATCGTCTGCGTACTTGGCATGTTTTCGCTCATTGTTTCCATCTGTGTTATCATTCGGTCAATCTCTCGAATTTGTTCTTTTATTTCTTGTTCGATAACATCTGTTGAAGCTACTTGTGATTGAAAATCGTTTGGAAAGGCATTATTTTGACGGATTAATTCTTCACATAAGTAAATGATTCCTTTTGCTAATGGACGGAAGATTTGTGCAAAAAATGCTTTTGCACTGCTATATGTTTGTCCTTGTAGAACAGTATCCATTGCAAAAGCATCAATCGACTGAATTGCTTGTTCCATACCTTGAATGGTAGCGGTACATACAGCATTCATACTTTGCGTTTGGGTATGTACTTCCCCTAAATACATATTTAAACTCAAAAATCTCCCCCCTTTTTAATGGGTAAATCATACCAATTTAAGGGAGAAATTGTAAGATTCTTTTTCATTTTGCATCAATAATATCAATAAAATTCAACGTTAAATTATTATAAAATGCATCAGTGCAGATTATAGATTTATTCAGTGGATCAATATCAACGACTGTCATATAGTTAGTAAGTAAAAATCCACCTTCGAAATATGTAATCATTATTTCTTCCTCAGACAATAATGAGCATAACAACATGTTCTCAATAAGTTCTTGTTCATCCTGAGTTAACGTAGGTCGTTCTACTTTCGTCTTTTCTTTAATAATTTTACGGATACCAGCGAATTGCTCCGGCATCGCAGCGAATGGAGTCCATTTAACCATTCCTCTTCCTTTTGGCATATTAGCGTTGTTCATGCTTTATGTCCCCCTAACAATGTGTTTCGGTATCTTGCTGTCGCACTATTTGTATACGAAATTCCTCTTAATATGCTGTTCTTTCCAAATTTAGTGCGTATTTCGTCCATTACTTTAGTTAGTTTCATTTCTTTTTCTCGTTGTATTATATTATCGAATAGTGAGATTTGTTCTTCGCCTTCATTGATTAAGTTAGTTAAAGAAACATTGATGGATCTAATGGGTTCTCCAGTATAAAACTCGTGTAAAAAGTATGTACAAATCTTATATATATCCATTGTTAAATTGGTTGGTCGGTTCATAGTGTGAGTTTTCCTGAAACCACCAGCGTAATCTTTGCTGTAACCAATGGAAAAATGAATAGTTTGAGCTAGTTTGCTTTGTCTTCGCATTCGATAACAAACTTCCTCGATATGTTCCAGTAGAATAATTGGGAATTCTTCTATGGTGTAATCGCGCATAAGTATTTGGCTTTTACCAATAGAAGTAGTTGCTGGAATGTATTTTTCTGATATGCGGCTAAAATCAATGCCGTTGCTATGTAAGTGCAATTCTTCGCCAATAACGCCGAAACTTTGTTTTAAGTATTTAAGTGGGTACTGCGCTAAGTCTCCTATGGAATGTATTCCTTTCCGGTTTAACTTCGCTTCGGTTTTCCCTGAAATCCCCCAAAACTTACTAAGTGGTCGTATTGGCCATAATTTTATGGGTACATCTTCGTATTTCCAGTATGCTATGCAATCTTTCGTTTTCTTTGCTTCCACATCTAACGCTACTTTGCTCATTAAAGGATTAGACCCAATTCCTATCGTGCATTCGATTCGTGTCTTTGCATATATTTCACGTTTGAATTTCAATGCGAATTCATACGGATCGTTAGCAAATAGATGAATACTATCCGTTATATCCATGAAGAATTCATCAATGGAATATTGGTGAAAATCCTCAACAGGAACGTATTGTAGAGCTAATTTCGTGATGAAATTGGAGCATTTTATGTAAGTGCTCATGATTGGATTTACCACGAGAATATCTTTATGACGTGGTATTTCATACAATCTTGCCATTTTTTTAACGCCTAATGCTTTTAATGGTGGAGTTGCAGCTAATACAATTGAGCCATTTCTGTTAACGTCACCAACTACAGCTAATTTAGTATGAAGTGGATCTAATCCCATTTTGATGCAACTTACTGAAGCATAAAAGCTACGAAGATCTACACATAAAACAATTCGATTCGGCAATATTGAATAGTCATACACCGTTATTCCTCCTAAATAACAGAACGTTAGTTCTTATTATATACGAATGTATGTTCTTTTATGAAGAGGTTTTTTCAAAAAAATAATCAGCACGAATTTATTGAGCTGATTATTACTAAGTTATTAGCCATTAATTGACCATCCGCCATATGGTGGATAATATCCAACTGAACCCCATCCTCCGTAGGGAAATCCGCTACTTGAAGTCCAACTTCCATATGGTAAGAAACCACCTGAAGTCCAGCCCCCATATGGCGATACAACCATACCACCACCTGTAGTCCAACCTCCTGTATAAAATTGCTGTGGTGGTAAAAAACCACTAGAACCACTACCATGACCACCATGACTCATAAAATCTCTAGGTGAAATTGAATTGTAAATTCCTGTAGAACAATAATAAGAATTCATTTTATCCCTCCTTTTTAATATTCCATACAATTTATATGTATTTTTAAAAAAATTTTTAGTTCAAGTGAAGGAAAATAAAAGAAGCCTCATTCTAACGAACGAAGCTACATCCAAAAATCATTTTCATTTATGTTTTTTCCTAATTTTTTCAATCCCCTTGTTATTTGGGATATAGTCGAAAATTTAGGTGCGTATTCTTTATCGTTACATACTTTCGAAATCGTACCTCTACTTAACTTGGCGGCCTTCTCTAAATCCCCTTGTGTAATTCCTTGCTTGTCTAACCAGCGACCGAACTTACTACGTTTTTTACCTAATCCGAACAATATTACCACCTCAACCATAGCTTGCCCTTTTCGTCATTTTTTTAAACAAGAGAAAAAAACTGACATAAAGACCAAACAGTGCAAAATACCATTTACCATACCAAACAAATTACGATTCTCTGTTCCAAATTAATAGCCTTTTAAAACTTCGTTTCACCTATTCCAAATAGGATTCGCTCACAGAATAATGCTTCAGACATTGAAAGACTAATAGTTTCAACGATTCATATCTGTTTTCATCTCTTCTAATCTTTAGGGACTATTCTTGCAGAATACACAAAAATAGGTGGTGTTTGAATTTGATGTTTGAGTTAGTAAGTTCAGCAACAGTGGGTGGTGTAATTCTTTTCGCGAAAATGCATCAAAAAGGGGCTACTACCGATGCTTCTAAGATTCAAAGGATTTGCGCGAATTGCGGTTTGAAAGTGAAAGAAGGTAAAGAAACCAGGACTATACAGTTACTCCGTAAGACGAGAAATGAGTGGGGAATAGAGTATGCGTATAGAATTCCGCTTGGCCTTAGTTTCTCTGATTTCGAACAAAAGATACAGCATTTAGAAGATGGGCTAAATCACAAGAGCAAAGTTTATGATTTCAAACTACAAGACTTCAAATCTCTTCGACTGCAAAAAGATATCTTGAAACAAATACAAAACATCATAAACAAGAAAAAACTCGTTAGAAAGGAAATTGAGCTGTCTTACGACGGTTTGCTAAAAATAAGAGTTTACGAGAAAGGGATTCCTGATTTTGTGAAGTTTGAAGATGACATGATGAAGAAATGTAAAGGATGGGAAGTACCTATTGGTTATACAAGGGATGGATTAGTAAAACACGACTTTGATCAGTTATCGCACATGATATCAGCCGGTATGACGGACATGGGGAAATCGAATGTATTAAAACTCATTATTACAGCTCTGGTACGAAACCAATCAGACAATATAAAGCTATTCCTTATCGATTTGAAGGGTGGTCTCTCTTTCAACCGATACAGATTCCTAAATCAAGTCGAATCAATTGCGAAAAATCCCGAGGAAGCCCTTGAGACTCTAAGGGAATTGCAAGATAAACTGAATGCTAGAAACGAATACTTACTAGAAAAAGGATATGAAGATATAAAAGAAGCCGGGGATCCAACTAGATACTTTGTCATTGTAGATGAAGCAGCCGACATGACGCCATATCAGGAGTGCAAGGACATCGTTGTTGATATAGGTCGTCGTGGCAGGGCAGCGGGATTCCGCTTGGTATATGCGACACAATACCCTACTAACGAAGCATTACCATCGCAGTTACGACAAAACATTGGGGCCCGTGTTTGCTTTAGATTACAGACAGAAGCAGGGAGCCGTGCTGTGCTAGACGAGGGCGGCGCAGAGAGTCTTCCCAACATAAAAGGAAGGGCTATATACCAAACAAATGAGAAGAAGGTCTTACAGACTGTTTATCTCGATAACAAGCAGATTGATAACATCATAAAACCACACATCAATATCAGAGCGAGAAAGGAGCATGAAAATGCAAAAGTTAGCAATGAAGGAAGCGCGAACGGAAAGTATACTCTTGAGCTTGAAGAAACTCGGCTTTCTTAGTAGAAAGCAAATTCAGGTACTTCATGATCTTGGTGGTGACAGGAATGCTTCTCGTGTAATGAAGGGTATTGAAGAATATGTGTCTAGTTTTAGGGATGGAGAAAAGATTTATTATCTCAACAAGGAAGGGCGTGAACGTATTGGGAGCAAGAAAATACTCAAACGTTCGAATCAATTTCGCCATTATATTATGAGAAATGACATCTACATTGCTTATGAATGCCCGAAAACGTGGAAGCAAGAAGTAAAGATGAATGTGAAAGGTATCGTTTCTATAATTGCGGATGCGTTATTTACGGATAATGGACGCTATCACATTGTAGAGGTGGATCATGAGCAAAAAATGAGTGCAAACCGTATCAAGATGCAGAAGTATAGAAAGTTAATGGAATGCAATGTGTTTGAGAAGCCACCCAAGTTTATTTGGTACACCACGACAGAATATAGAAGAAAACAACTTCAGAAGCTTTGCGAGGGATTGGATTGCAACATATTTACGGTTACTGATTTTCATTAAAAATAGGGAGATGGTCCATATGGCAACTGAGACAATGAGCATCAAAGATTTTATGAATGGTAACTATGGAGCAAAGAAAAAGTGGAGCTTGTTCAAAAAGAAAGCAAAAAAATACGCACCTGTCGCAGTGCGCGTTTCATTAGTAATCGGTAGTGCTATTATATTCAGCAACATAATAGATATTCCTCATGTGTTTGCTGATGGACATAATCCAGATGTGAATGAAGTATTTAAAGATGTGCAGTCCAATGACGGGGCAATAAAAAATTATATAGATGACCAATTATACAATCGCATTGTAAATGCGTTTGAACCGGTTATCTTCTTGATTAAAGCGGTGTCCTATCCGATAGCGTCCGTTGTAGCGTTATGTGGCGGTCTGTTCATTATGGTCGGTAGCCAGGAACGGGGATTCAGTTTGATTTCAAGGGCAGGGATTGGTTATATAGTTGTTCAAATGATTCCATTGTTTATGCGATTACTTGTTGAGATTGCAAAGGCTATATAATTCTATTAATTAAGGGATTATTATTGGGATTAATTTTTATAAATTCCTTCTTTTTCTAATCCCAAAATAGTTATATAATGATTGTTGGAATTATATTATTGACGTTTAACATTAAGGGGAGAGAATAGTAATGAAAAAATTAATTATTTCAGGTGTATGCGCAGCAGTATTTGGTACAACTTTTTTTGCAAATAATTCTTTTGCTGAGACACCAAATAATAACACAAATCTAGGCATAAAAGCTGCAAGTGCCCAATCTAGTACTTTTATAGATGTACCTCAATCGCATTGGGCGTATAAAGAGATTCAGTATATGGCTGACCATAAAATAATGCAAGGGTATGGTAATGGTTATTTCGGCGCTAAAGATAAAGTGACACGTGAGCAATTAGCAGCAACCATATATCGAACTATTAAAATTTGGAAAGATCCTTTAAACCAAACGCACCCTTTTAATGACATAGGTAATTCAATGTTCCAAAATGAGATTAAAGAATTATACGATAATGGAGTATTTGCTTATGTGGCGGATGGGAAATTTTACCCTAGTCGTACTTTAACGCGAGCGGAAGTTGCAGCTTCATTTAAAAATGCTTTTTGGTTAAATAAGAAGTTTGATCACCAATTTAACGATATGCAAGGTCACTGGGCAAATGAAGCTGTGCAAATTTTATACAGTAACGGTATAACTAATGGTGTAGGTGATAATAATTTTGATCCAAATGGATCTGTAACGCGTGAACAACTTGCGGTATTCTTATATAGAGTTATTCCTGTTTCTTCAAGACCAATTCAAGATGGACTTAAATAAAATAAACAGTAAAAGCCAACTTATATAAGTTGGCTTTTTTCTTTGCAGGAATTTCTTAACCATCATGGAATACTGTCACTAGGAGGTGTTGTGACGTTATGACGGACGAGATTGTTTATTCTGCTAGTGAAGTATATAAACGACTAGGAATAAGTGATAGCACCCTTAGAAAGTACATGGAAGTTTTACAACGAGAGAAATTCGTCGTAAAGAAAGATAATCGGGGTAGACGCCAATACACAGACAATGACATTATGGTGATTGAGAAATTAATTGAGCTTAGTAAGCATGACGGTATGACGCTAGAAAAGGCAGCGAAGATGATTGCGCAGCAAATAGAAAAAGTTAATCCGGATATAATTAAAGATGAACCGGAGGAAGCGAGTTTAATACCATTCCATATTCAAGAACAGCTCCAGCAGCAGTACAGCGTTATGGCGCAAGAAATGAATCAGAGTATGTTAGCAATGGAGAAGCGATTAAGTGAGCAGGCGAAGCAAGGCAATGAAGAAATCAAAGCAAGCGTTATGGCGCATAATGAACGAGTGGAAAAACGATTGGAAGCACGAGACGAGACGCTTATGAAGACACTACGTGAGATGCAGGAAACGAAGCGGCTAATGCAGGGGTTTCGCGACGAAGTTGCTGCTGCGAAAGAGAAGAAAAAGCCGTGGTGGAAGTTTTGGTGAGAGTAAGGAGGTTCCCTTGTGATAGTAGGGTTCCTCTTTGTCCTTGCTACCGATAATGATGTGCTTTGTTAAACCCACTTTAAATAAAACATTTGGAGGAATGTACTTATGTCTAATGAAGTTTTGCCTTTCACTGTAAGAATAGCTACTTC